ATGAAGAAGGCATATAAATATAGAGGAGGTATAGGCGTTTTTGATAAAGAAGGACAATCTATTTTTGAAAGAGATATTAACACTCTTGTCAATAATCAAATCTTTCTCCCTACTAAAGTTGAATTAAATGACCCAACGGAAGGATTTTATAATGATGATTCCATAACTTCATTGCTGAAATTCTTTAATAAATACTCAAAAGAAGTAAAAGAGCAATATAGTGGACTTCTTGACAAATTTTCTCAAATAGGAATTTATTCGTTAAGCAATAATATTGACAACGAGCTGTTATGGGCTTATTACGGAAGTGGGCATTCTGGATTTGCAATAGAATATGATATTGATTTACTTAAAGAATCTCTAAATCATAATAGGTATTTCCAATTTATATTTGACTTTGATGTTGATTATGTGAAGAATATTCCTAAAGTAGACGTATCAATGCTTCAAGGTAAAGATATTAATCATACTCTAAAGATATATTTAGGTTCAAAATCACTCTCTTGGGAGCATGAAAAAGAATATCGTCTAATCGTTGATGGAAAAGGGTTATTTGATATTGATTATAGGGTTATTACAGCCATCTACTTCGGCTTTAGAATGCAGGATGCGGAAATTGACTTGATAATGAATCGTTTAAAAGGTAGAAGTTTGAAATACTATAAAATGGACTTGATAGAACAATCATATAAATTTAAACCCAAAGAGATACAAGACAAGTATATTGATTCTCCTAAATATATTGTAAATAATTTATCCTATAATCTTGAAGACCTTCTCATAACAGAAGATTTTTTGGGAAAAGAAGCATACGCTTATAAAGATAAACTTATCGAAGCAATTGAGATAGTAAAATATGAGCCTCTAATCAATGAGATTTATATCGCTACTATTGGTATGGATTCAGGAGAACCTGTATTTAAGATATTTGCCTATACAAATTCAGGGCTTCCTCCGACTAAAGCTTTTTTCTTTAAATTGGGAGCAAACGAAGAGCTTATAAAAATTGATAGCAATTAAAAACGAGATAAAATGACTCATGATGAAAAGTTAGATGCGATTCTGCATGGATTATTATCCCGAATTAGAACGAGGATAGAGAATAAGGGGATGGATGATGAAAGATTGACCATGCAATTTATCTGTAATGCTCTTTTTGAGAAGAAAGATTATGAACTTTGGGAAATTGAATTTTTAGAAAGAAGATTGCTTTCAGATGGTTTCATTGAACTAAAATCCATTGGAAATAAAGAGCTACCCCAAATAACGGATTTAGGAATTAAATTTATTCAAAATGGAGGATATAAAAACGAACGGTTTGATAAAAATATCGAAAAGGAATTACGCATTCAAAGTCTAAAAAATGCAAAGAAAAGTAATATTGCTCTTGTGATTTCAATTATATCTTTGTTGCTATCTGCCATATATACTATTGCTACGATACTCAAATGACAATTGGATTTCCGTACCTCTCCCCGTACCTCCAAAAAATAAAAAACTCCGAAAGTGTTATAAATAAACGACTTCGGAGTTTTTCGTGAGGTTCCTGGCGAACTCAATTCACTACTGAAAGTCAGACGGTTATATTCTATTTTATCTACTTTTCTCTATAATCTCTGCCTTCGGCTTTTTATTATAAGGTTCTGTTTGCTCCGCGGCAATACATAAAGATGAAGATTGGAATAACTTTTTTTTCGCGCGTTTCTTTTTACTTAATAAATCGACTCTTGCCTTAAGCTTTTCATTCTCCCTAGCCAAATCAACCGTTTCTTTTCTCAACTTATCAATCAAATTGATCGCTTCGTCTATGTTCACCAGCCTCAATTCTTGAGTATCGCGAAACATCTCTCCCGTTCCTCTCATAAGCCACTCCGCGCTAACATCCACATACGTGTCCAGTATTTTACTATATAATTCCGTGTTATTAGGCTGCCTAATGCCGCTATTGTAATTTTTGAAAGTCGTATATCCAAAACCGATTCTCTCACAGAAAGCTCTGGTACTTATACCATAATACTCTATCAACTTCAACACTCTATTAAATATACTTTCCATAATTACATTATTTAGAATTTATCTAAATAGACACATTCGTGTCCACTTTATCTAGTTTTTCCTTTTTTATATCCACGAATGTGTCTATATTCGCATCGTGCAAACAGAAATGCACGGTGAATTTATCAATAATTCGCTGATTATTAATAACTAACATTGTAAAATTTAATAAAATGGTACATACAGACCATCAGACGACTGGATTTGTAGACTACATGAAGAGCCTACAGACCCGCGAAAAAGTAGTAAAAGAGATAGCAAAAGCAACCTCTTCAAGCGTCACATCTGTGTATCGCTGGATTAATGGGCAAGTCACTCCTCCACCTCTCAAGCAGCAAATTATCGCTGACTATTTTAATGTGCCAATTGACTCTATTTTCCCGAAAATATGAGAGACGTTGAATTTTACTCTGACGACTCCGGGGAGATATATATCTCCTATCCGGACGGAACAACAAAGATGATCCGAGAGAATAGTAGGGAAATCATTGCCGATTTACTTTCGATGATATCGGATTTAAAGCCGGACACTTATGATAAGCTGATGGAGACTTATTCTCGATATAGCAAGAATAAGGTCTACTATGAGTTTAGAATGGTTCAGCGGTACATTCGCTGCAATTGGCCACGTTTTGACAGCAACAAAAAAGACATTGATGCAGACGGCCGCTTTAACAATGAAACATTCTTTTGCCCTATTCGCGATGAATGTCCGTTGTCTGGAATTGTTTGCAATTCTCCAGTTAGCACCACGCTTACCGAAAGAGAGAAAGAAGTCTTTGCTCTCATTGCTGAAGGACTACAAGCTGAAGAAATTAAAGATCGTTTATTTCTTTCCATCCATACCATTAACCGCCACCGCGAAAATATTAAGGTGAAGATCGGAGTAAGATCCGTTGCCGAAATGGTAGCCTGGTGGCACAAAAACCAACCGTTATGAAGAATATAGATGAAAAAATTAAGGCTATAAAGTTCATAGCCTTGTGTTCGATACTATTTATAATTACTGCCCTTCTACTATATCCTATCGTTGATTGGGCCTTAGAATATTACTGTTTTAAAAACTAACTTATATGAATATGAAAAGATGTACAATTAGTGAAATGGAAGCTGCAATGAACACGCGCGGCTTTATTATTGATCGAATCTTCTGCAATGATTCGAGAAAGGTGAAAAAAGTGGAAGGTCGCACTCCTGTTCAGGTTCCTGAAGGAGTCAGCGAGTATAAACCTCGTTATCACCGGATCCGGTGGGATGCACAAGGAAAAGCTTTTCGCTCTCGCGACAATCAGCGAGTACCGAAATACGATCTACAACTAAGCTAAAATGGAATCAGTAGCTCAAGATTTAGCTTGCTACCGTCTTGACAGCAGCACAGAGTGGATTGATAGATATGTGAAAAAGATAGGCTTTGATGGCATATACGAATACCAGGAGAAAGTCTACTCTGCTCTCAAGAAGCTCGGTAAAGGCCGGCACTACAATATTGAAAAAGATGTAGCTGCAGATATGCAAGAGCTTTTTATAAAGCTATCCTGCATGTATTTCAGGTATGATGGAGAGCTTTACTTCGAGGATGATTTCTCAAAAATTTATAGAAACAAACTTTAAAAACTTGATAAGAAATGGATAAAGTACAATTAAAAAGAGGAAATGAACTTCAAGAAATTATTGAAGAGTTAAGGACTAAAGTTGAAGCTGCAGAATCTGGCTTAAAATATCCTGAGCATGTTTCTATTAAGATACAGTTCAACGGATATAACCCGTATGATTTAGAAACGATCATGAAAGAAGAAGCAATCGCAATGTTTAAGCAGCATTATGAAAAGCTGCTTAAGGAAGCGGAAACAGAATTCGAAAGTTTGTAAAACAATAGAAATTATGGAAAAGTACTTTATAAAAATCGACGGGGGTATAAACCCCAAAAACAAGGCAGAGCATGAAGCTCATGAACTGGCATCAGGCATAGGAGATACCTTAGTGAACGGAGCTGACGCTATATCCAGCCTTGTAAAAGAGTTCGAAGTAGAACTCTCTAAAATCAATGCAGCAAACAAACGTTGCTCTGATATTAAAACATACACATGGGAGAATGATCATACCACAAACATCAGTGTGGGTGGGAATACCAACCGTTCAGGTGTGTGCTATCTGCGAATATATACTGTGAAAAATGAAATATAGCATGAAAAAGACTTGGACAGAGAAGGAGCTGGATATTCTAGCTTTAAATTATCCTACAACTAAACTTGGGGAATTGGCTCTCTTACTCCCAAACAAGACCAAGAAAAGCATTAAGTCCAAAGCTTTGCTCCTGAAGCTTCGGAAAAAAGAGAAACGCTTTTCTTTCAGCCCTGCAGATGTGACAAAGATTAAAGCATTGTTTTCTCATACTCCCTCTCAGAATATTGCAGACATGATAGGGTGCTCCGTTTATGCTATTCACAACAAAGCTTATCGGCTCGGGCTTAAAAAGGATCCAACGTATCTGAAGGAAACAAATAGAGTATTAGGGGCACAGCTCGCTTTAACGGGTTCTAAAACTCGATTCAGCAAAGGGCACACGCCAGCTAACAAAGGCAAAAAGATGGAAGAGTTTATGTCTGCAGAAATGATTGAACGTACCAAAAGTACACGCTTTAGAAAAGGACATATACCGTCTGGTCATAAGCCTATAGGCTACGAACGGATTGATAAAAATGGATATACTCTTATTAAGACTGAAGAGCCTAATGTTTTTAGACTGAAACATCGCATTTTATGGGAACAGCATTACGGCCCTATCCCTGAAGGATGTAATATTCAATTTAAAGATGGCAACCCTTCCAACATTTCAGTTAGCAATTTATACCTCATCAGCAAATCGCAGCAATTAAAGGAAGAAAACTCCATGTACGCTCGATATCCAAAAGAGGTACAAGACTTAATTAAACTGAAAGGCGCATTAAGTAGACAAATTAATAAAGTATCAAACTCTGATTAATATGGATTCAATAGAAAAACTTAAAAGCATGGTAAATAAGCCATTTCTATATAACAATGAAGAGGTTGTTATATTAGGCTTTTGTGACTGCACCGGAGACGATGGAGATGATATAGAAATCTTTCTGAATAATGGTAAGACGTTAATCTTCAACATGCATGAACTCATCACGAAGATAGAGCGGTTTCGGCCTATTACAAAGAATGTGATAATCGTAGCAAACGAAAAACTGAATCAAGTATCAACTGTCAATCCAACGATTTTGCAGGATATGAGGGATTTAGTTCTTTCCCAAATAAAATCCGTAAAAGATGATCCTGCTACTATCGGCCAAGCCAAACAAGTCTTTCAAGGAGTAAACACTCTGATTAATTTGGCTAAGACAGAACTTGAATATAGAAAATATATAGACCAAACATTAAAGCAATGAATAATAACAGAAGAAAGATAATACAAGGAATGAGAGATTCCATAATTGATCTACAAACGAAACTTGAAGAGGTTCAATCTGAAGAACAAGATGCCTATGATAATCTTCCGGAGTCATTACAAGATTCTGAAAAAGGCCAAGTAATGTATGATGCCCTCGATAATATTGAAAGTGCAATATCATCTTTAAATGAAGCGATGGAGTACTTAGATAATTCTATTCAATAACAAAGAAATTATAATTATTATGTTTGACAAATTTTTTAAAGCTGCTGCGAGATTGATAGTAGCAAAAAATAGTTCACAACCATCGATTATACAACTTCACTTCATGATAGGCTATAATCGAGCACAACGAATTATAGAGCAATTAGAAGATGCCGAAATAATTGGGAAAAGCCGAGGATACAAACCTCGCGAGATTTTGATAAAGGATATACCGACTTTGGAAAAACGATTAAACGAATTGCAGTTTGGGGAACAAATAGAGAATGAACCTTATTGGCCAAATAATTAATTTATGAATGAAGAAAAAGATGACATTAAGGTACACTGCCTAACTCGTAAACCGGGAGATCAAACCTTCTTTTTTACTAAAGATGAGAAACATTGCCTATGTATCGAATACCGATCCGAGTGGGATTTTGGAGACGGTTCACCGTCCGGTGCTCGATTATTCGAAATCGAAATCCACACAAATAACGCTTTCAAATTTCTGTATACACCTGAAATCCAGTTATCTGAAGTGCCTGAATGCATTATTGAGTTACTATCCTATTTAAAATAAATAAATAATCGGTCATGAAAATATACGTTGCAAGCAGCTGGCGCAATCAATACCAGCAAAAAGTAGTAGAACTACTTCGTCAATTGGGACACGAAGTCTATGACTTCATGAACCCACCGGCACGAACCGGATTCAAATGGTCTGAAGTTGATCCGAACTGGAAGAACTGGACATCGCCACAATGGCGTAAGCTCTTAGATCACCCTATTGCAAATGAGGGCTTTAATTCGGACTTCAATGCTATGAAGTGGGCTGATGCCTGCGTAATGGTGCTGCCCTGCGGCAGATCGGCCAATACGGAAGCCGGCTGGATGGCTGGCAAAGGGAAACGAGTTTATGTGTATTGCCCGGAAATGATTGAACCGGAGCTGATGTACAAAATATTTGATGGCATACTCTGTTCAGAAAATGAGCTGATTGAACAGTTCACACCTCACACCTGCATTGATTGCACTGCCTTTGGCGAATGCTCGCTGCAGGGAGCTAAAGCAGAGAGTGAGTCTTGTGAAGACTTTGAATTTTATAATAAGAAATTAGTAACCGAAAAAACGGCTTAATCATGGGTATGTCACATTGGACTAATACGGAAGAACAGTTTGTCCGGGACAATGCCGACAAACTGACTATATGGCAGATGAGTGATAAAATAGGCCGGTCATATACAGCCGTTAAATTATTCCTACACCGCAATCGCATTCCGGTGGGGACAACGGTAAAGCGGAATATGACGCTTGAACTCATCCGTCTAAAATATAAGAATCCGGAAGACTTCTCTCCATCTAAAGCCTTTTATAAGGCTTTGAAGTTCACCCCTCAACGGTGGTGGGACTTATATCTCGGAAAGAAACAAATTTCCGAAACTGAATATATCGCCTTGTGCGACTATCTGGGAGTCACTTTCTCGGAAGCCTTTGAAACTCGACAACTGACTTTTCTTGAAGATTAATAAGAATGGATAACAAAATCATAGAACGTATCAAGGACGCAAACGACATTGTAGATGTCATTTCGGAGTTTGTAACCCTGCGCAAAGCAGGAGTAAATTATATAGGTGTGTGTCCGTTTCACGCAGACACACACCCTTCCATGTCTGTCAGCAGAGCAAAGCAGATATATAAATGCTTCGTTTGCGAACAGGGTGGAGACGTTATAAACTTCGTTCAGGAATACGAGAAAAAAACATTTTCCGAGGCTTTGGCCTATCTGGGAAAACGCGTAGGAATAGACTACCAGCCGACAGATCTTACTCCGGAACAACAGGAACATAACAAACTTATTGAGAGCCTGCGTGTGGCCAATCGTGCAGCTGCCGATCATTATCACGAGCAGCTGCAGGAAGCTTCGGTTTATCTTAAAGGCCGCGGCTACGATCTCGAAGATGCTGCAGTTTGCAATACTCTCAATCTGTTTTGCGTAGGCTTTGCCCCTAAAGGCAATCTGTTTAAAAAGTGGGCTTCCAGTGCCGGGTATGCTCACAACAAGCTGCTTGCTGCAGGACTTCTCAAGCAAGGCGAGCGTGGCAGTTATGATGCCTTCCAGGACAGACTTTTATTTCCTTTTTTCGATCTCCATGGTAACGTTGTCGGATTTACCGGCCGGTTGATTGAGCCGAAGGAAGGAAGCCCCAAATACAGTAACACCGGAGACACGCTGCTATTCACAAAAGGAAAGCATATCTATGGTTTGTACCAGGCTAAACAGGCTATAGCTAGGATGGGATTTGCGTATCTAGTAGAAGGTCAAATGGATGCCTTATCTCTTCATCTTGTCGGTGTGTCCAATGCCTTTGCCGGGTCCGGGACAGCCTTTACAGAGGAGCAAATAAGAACGGTATCCCGTTTTACGTCCGATATCGTATTAGCCTATGATGCTGACAGTGCCGGCATTAAAGCCTCGCTAAAACATGCGGAATCATTCCTGCGACAAAAGTTCAACATCAAATGTGTGACGCTTCCGGACGGACAGGATCCGGACAACATCGCTCAGGAGATGAAAGCTGATACAGCCAAATATCTCGTTAACAACACGGTCGATTTTGTGACCTACTTCTACAATGTCCTGCTAGGCAGTGACCTCGATGTAGATCACAAAGAAGAGGTGCTGAATGAGATACTCAAGCTTATCGGCCAGATTGAAAGCGAAACGAAGAGATTGGAATATTGTCGATTATTAGAGAAGCTGTCTGATAATAATTTAGAGGTGTTACGGAAACGCTCTTCTTCTATTTATAATCAGCTCCCGGCTCTTCCGGATCATGCTCAAATGGCAGATGGAATATACGGTCTTGATGCATTGGAAGATGTAGCAGACGAAGATGAGGACTGTTTTCTCACTGCGGATTACGATACCTTTCTCAAAGCTTACGGAGAGAGCCCTACGGTCTATCTAAAAGGAGTGTTAACCAGGACACAGGTTCAGGAGCTTCGCCGTGCGCACGGCCAGTTCTGCACTAACTATGCAGAGCTGGGTCTAACATCAACCGGACAAGAAAAAGACTTTACAGCCTCTCTTGTGGCCTGTACTCGTGCAGGAATGACTGTCATGGTAGAAAGCGAATCTACAGATACAGAAGATGATGAAGAGGCAGAAGAACAGGCCAATACAAAAAGAAGGCTTCGCTGTGGTATCAGTCCTGCTGATAGAGACACCTTTATCAACTACTACGTGTATATGCATTGCTCCTTTCTTGCCGGATATGGGGCTGATCGAACGCCTTTTATAGAACGCTGTGCCGAGCTGATCAGTTATTGTTCAGAATCGCAACGCCAGGTCAATATGGACTTATTTAAGTCTTGGCTAGGCCTTACTAAATCGGCTTTAACGGCTATCTTAAAGCCTTATCTGGACAAACAGAAATCGCGCATTGCCATATCTTCGCAACGCCAGGATGATCTTGACGATTCCTTGGTAGAGCTGGATCCGGAAGAAGAGATACCCTTGTATGTCAAGGAAAGCAAGGAGTATTATGAAATGTACCGGGAAAAGAACTATTACCCTCGCCTCAATAACGAAGGCGAACCGGTGTGCTACGTCTTTGTTGAAAACAGACAAAGCCGGCCGGTGGGAGATTTTTATATGGAACCGCTGCTGCATATCTACAGCGACAATAAAGACGAAAACAAGCGTGTGGTTCGCATCAACCGCCGATTCTATAAAAAGCCTCTTTACGTGGAGCTACCGTCAAAAGCCTTCACCAAGCTTTCCACCATGGAAGATGAACTTATTATGCTAGAGGCCGTAAACTTCTGCAATGGAGACGATAAGCAGTGGCGAAAAATCAAAGAATACATGAGTAGACGCTATGTCTATTGCACCGAGATCACTACCTATGGCAATCAGCAGGAAGACGGTATGTCCGTCAAAGAAGATCAGAACTTCTTTGCCTTTTCAAACGGCATCTACCACCAGGTTAATGACGAATGGCTGTTTGAGCCGGTTAACGAGCTCGGCATTGCAGTTCACAACAAACAGAACTACTACCTACCGGCATTCAGTGCTATATATGCCGGAAGCGGTCGGAAAAACGATAAATACGAAATTATATCAACCCTTATGTATCGGGATATCCCATCTGCCAAACAAGTCACTTTCGAGACGTGGGCCAGTCTGATGGATCAAGTTTATAAAATCAACGACAACGGTAAATGGGCATTACTTTTCTCTATCATGTGCGCTTTCCGGAGCAATATACACAGCCTAGACCGACTGTTTACCGCTCCCTTCTTCATGGGGCCTATGTCTTCCGGAAAGACACAGATTGCTATCTCTATCCGCTCCCTATTTATATCTCCAAAGGTTCCCATCTTTAACTTGAATATCGGAACAGACGCTGCCATGAGCACACTAATGGGCACCTTCAGAGACGTGCCTGTAGTGCTAGACGAATACAACAACAAAGACATTTCTGATATCAAGTTCCAGGCACTTAAAGGTATCGTATATGACGGTGACGGCCGACAAAAGCGGAAAGGTACCGGCAGCAAGGAAATTGAGAATGATAAAGTATATGCTCCTGTCGTAATATGCGGACAGGAAACACCGCAACGTGATGATAATGCCCTGATGAGTCGTATCATTGTGTGCGAAGTTCCTAAGCCTTCAGGCCCACGTAGCCGCGAAGAGATTGAAATATTTGAAAAGCTCAAAGAAATAGAGGATCCGGACAAAGTAGGACTGAGCAACGTACTGCTCGAGATACTGCAGCTTCGGCCCCTGGTGATGAAGCATTTTAAGCGAATGAAACAAGTGTGCTACATGGAGCTGAAAGATGCCATATCCAACGTAGGCGAAATAGACCGACTTATGAAAACGGCTTCTTTGTTCCTGGCCACCTGCAAGCTTTTAGAAGAGCAAACTACGCTGAAGCTTCCATTCACATATAAAGAGTTCTTTCAAATAGCCATCGACAAAATAAAGAGCCAGGTAGAGTTAATTAGCAAGTCTGATAAGCTGGCCACCTTCTTCAAGGCCATGGACGTAATGATTGATACCAAGGCCGTATTGCAAGGCCGTGAGTTCTCTATCGAAGAGAAACAGAAGCTCACCATTACACTCTCTAAAAAAGAGAAAAAAGAGGTTGTTTTGCCTCCTGCTACCCGCGTTCTCTACCTGCGTGTAAGCAATATATATTCGCTATACACAAAGTCTTCCTACAATAAAGAAGAGACTACGCAAAGCACGATTGAACAAAATCTCCGCTCGCACCCGTCATATCTCGGTTCCGTGTCCGGGAAACGTTTCGATTGGAATGAGGTAGCAGAAGTACCTTCCGGAGAATTTACCGGCACAAACGAAGAAAGCGGTGATCCTCAATCAAAAGCAGACAACCGCGTAACCAAACGCCTGGTACCGTTCGGCATCAACACCAGTTGTATAGCTCTAAATTATAACATCTTTAGAGATTTATACGACATCGATCTAGAACGAAAGTCAAGCCAGGAAAACAGCAACAATAACGAGACGGAAGCACAACCGCTCCCGTTCTAAATATTAATCAATTAAACAATTTATGAAAATGAAAACAACGGATGAAAAAGCAGGAGAGTTTTCCGCTTCTCTTAGCAATCAAAGCGGGACATACGCTAAAGGCGAAATTGAAACGGCCTTTGTTTGCGGATATAATAAAGCCTTAGAAAAGATAGGCCCTAATGCTTTAGCTTGCATCATGGAGCGTAAAAGACAAATTGAAATGGAAGGTTTTGATTTAAAAAGGGATGATAGTTACACAGACGAGGAACTCCCTGGTCTTGCAGCTTCTTATTTAATGGCTCCCCTTTATAGAAAAACAAAGGTGATTCCTCCCTATTTCCCAAGAAGATGGGACTGGTCTTGGTGGAAACCAGCTAAAGATAATTCTGTAAAAGAACGACTCCGGGAATTGAGTAAAAGCGGTGCTCTTATATTAGCTGAGATGGATCGACTCGTGAGAAGCGAAAATAATGTCGAGGTCGAGGACTATAGTAGATATGGTCACACACTCTTCATCTCACAAGACGAATACTACGCAATCAAAAACTCTATCAGCTCTATTCATCAAGTAATAGGAGCGTTTAACCATGAAGGCATGGCTAAAACCCGTTGCCTTGAAATGGCTGAAAAGCTTGAAGGGCTAATAAAAAGATATGAAAGAGGAATAAACCAATGAATGAAGAAGACTTAAAGCTGGCAATTTCGGCCTTTAGACGGGCCTGTCCTCATAGAGGGATATTGACACATCTCGATGGTACCACCTCTACAGAGAATTGTTGGGACTATGACTGTAAAAAATATGATTACAAATGTAGAGAGCGCATTTGTCGCCGTTTACGTGTATTTATAAATATTATAAAAGAACCAAAACAGTAAGACTATGGATAAAGCAAAATTGACTCTACACATGGAGCTAATAGTAGATAAAAATAGCGAGGTAATGATTGACAAATTTGTGACCAACGAATGGCCAGCTGATTTATTAATGTCCGTTTCTGCAGAGATGTCTAAGAAGATAGCCGATTATTATCGTGAACGAAAGTCAAGCTAGGAAAGCAGCAACAATAACGAGACGGAAGCACAACCGCTCCCGTTCTAAATATTAATCAATTAAGTAACTTATGATCATGGGAAAAAAAAGCTTTTTTACTGAACAATTTTATGCTAATCCAACTCTAACGCTGGAAATCTTAAACAAATTAGTTGAAGGAAATTACGTGGCTGATAGAGATATGATTCAACACGGAACATACCTCTTTATGGAAGTTTTTGAAAATGACGAGACAAAAGAAATTCTTTCGCAGGTTGTATCCGATCTTACTGCTTATAAAAAATACAATGCCGAAACATTTATTGCGGATGAAGAAACAGAAATAAGTTTGTGTGCTCTTCAGGATGAACATTCTAGATTCTTTGGAATAGGGGAAAATATTGTGTGGAATCCTATATTTAAAGAATTTGAAATATGAAAGCAACAGAATTAATTAAGAACTACAGCTTTGCTTCAGGCTGTATCCTCGATATGCTGAGCTATTTAGATAGATCCGCAATAAATTAATAAACAGAAATAGCCTTGGGCAGGCTTTGTAGAACCCGATATAGTTATGGAAAATAAAGTTTCAGAAGAAGAATATAAAGTAGGTGATAAAATTCGCTTCGTTGAAGAAAAGAGGCCATATATTATACAAGCGCGTAATGCCAGATTCCTAATTTGCACAAAACCCTTTAATTTGAAAAGCTCCGTTATGTACACAATAGTAGATTTAGAAGAGAATATAAGAGGAACTGAAAATTTAGTATTTGGAATGGGTTTTGAAAACAAGTCTTTGTGCGAAGAAGCATTAAAAAGACTCTCATCTAGAGAGACAGAGGTGAGCCACAGAAATAGAATAGCATTAAACATCGATAAAAACAAAAGAAATATAGGCAAAAATGAAACTAACTTTAAACTGGGATTATGCTCATGGTGAGTTTGATACCAAAACAATGAAACTGATAGACTGTTCAGCAAGGGCTTCCAAATATGAAGAGGATGCTGCTTTGTGTATTTCCGATGGAATGAACTTCGCTATTGCCAATATTCATTTGGGTGATATCGAAAGTTCAAATGCTCTTTGCGCAGAGATTGTGAGACGATTTAATGAATTTCCAGAAGACTTGAAAAGATGAATATACCTAATAGTCTAAAGCTATCATAGTATTATTGAGCGGTGTTCACCAGTCCGGATTGAACGCCGCTCAATCTTTTATGTACCCCCACGCCGAAAGGGGTATTATTGCAAACATACCGAATGGGGTATCCTTTCCCTTCTCATCCAACTCTTATTTTTACATCCCCCGTACCCCCTGACTTAAAAAAGGAACTTAGAAAAAGAACGCGCGAATTGAAAGAAAAAAAACGCAAACTACCGTCCAACAGTCCAACAGTCCAACAAACGGTTTTTCTTTCAATCCATAGATAAAAGATAATAAGCTCATATATAGTATATTATATAATTTAAAAGAAATAATATATATATAATACATGTTGGACTGTTGGTTTTTGTTGGACGGTGTTGGACTGTTGGTTTTTGAGGGTTCTTTTCGTTTGTGGACACTTCACCTTCTCCGTCCAACAAAAAGACTGCTTTTCCCTCTTTGTTGGACGGAAATATGAGCGTCCAACATTCATTTTTAAGTGCTCACATTTGTGTATATCATTAACAATCAATATCTTTACACTTTATAAGAGCCGCGTGTTGGACTGTTGGACGGTTGGACGGAAAAAATACGCAAAAACTCTATTCACAACGAAAAACGGAAAAAGCTATGATGGTTACGAAAATCACGATAACACCCTATCTCGTGGAATATCTCTTCGGAAAATTCAACAATGGAGCGGAAGAACCTATCCATTTTCCTGATGACTCCGATATATACCACGTTATCTGGCAGCTCATGATGAAGCGGCCTAAAGATTCCTCTTTTGTAGATACCGGCAATTTGCCTATTTACCTGCCTAACAGACGCGAGGGCAAAGATCCTAAGACGTATAACTACCTGTCGCCACGCTCGGCAGATATCATAGAAAAGCATGTGAAGCGAATGTTTAATGAAGAGCTTCGCTCGCAGCTCTCAGACAATCGTGAACGTGGCCGGATGTATCAAGATATAGAAGTAGTTCATCAATTCGTATGCAACTACGGAATTGAATCTATCAGCGAAGATGCCTTGCTGAAAAACTTCTATCGCTGGCGTGAAAACATCCGGAAAATGCGCACGAGACGCAATTACGAAAGAAGGTTAAATAACGTCGGAAAAATGTCCGACCAAAAGGGCTGTTTTGTCCGCTAACGTGGGAAAAAATGTCCTGCCTGTGGCGTAAAAACGTCCTACCTATGGCGAACTTACTGATTTACAAATGTTTAAAACGTTAATATCATTAAAAATATGAGAGAGCTATCAACCATTATTCGGGTTCATCACCTAGAGCTTAATAAAGACTATGAGTTCCTTGCCGATAAATTCACTTTTACCCCTACCGCATCCGATAGCGATGCCGGCATAAGCTATGATTGTTCGCTCCAAAAAACGATAGAGCTGCCTGGAGCTGATTCACTCCGTCAGTTCTCTCAGCCACAACGATGTATCGTCACATTTACGGACTCTTCCGGACGCAATATAAAAGTAGGTTCTGCTGACATTCCTGCTCGAATATCAGTTAACCCCTATTTATCTGCCGCTCAAATAACCATTAGCTGCCGGCAGATTAATTCTCCATATATTATGTAGTGATACATTTTTTCTGTTTTTGTTTTTTTCATGTTTGTAAGTTTGGGGCCTATATATAATGTATATAGGCCTTTTTTATAAGCATTCTGCCCATATTACGTCCTTCACGGGCCTACTTCCGCCAGCTATCTTTGCTTAAAAGAAATTCAATGAAGCTAGCGGCACTACAACAAATCATGCTATCTACCTCTCCGTTGCTGATATCCGGCAATGGCTATACTCGTTATATGATGGAAGCTTTCCCTATTGTTAGGGACACGAGCACTCCGTCACTATCCTCATATAAAGAGTTGGCACAAGTTGAAATGAAGGAACTCATTAATCAGTATGCGCTTTCGGACATTCCTGAAGTATGCCTAACAGATGACTATGTATCAGAAGAACTTCCTTCCTGCTCAATAGCTTATTATCGTATTTTTGGTTTTATCACTTCCGCTTGCCGGTGGTGGTTTAATAGCAAGCAACTGGAACTCGATCTGCTAGCTGCAGATAAGAATCCTCAAATAGCTTGTCACTTTTTGCATATCAATTCTCCCGGTGGTGAAGCCTGGTACCTGGATCGTCTTAGCGAAACAATGCGCCAGCTACAGAAGCCTGTGTTCGCACTTATGGAACAGGTATGCGCTTCAGCAGCCTATTATATAGGTTGCCATGCACAGAAAATTGCCGTATTAACACAAAACGATCAGATCGGCTGTATTGGCACGATGGCCAGCTTCGTCTCCTTTGAAGAGTATTACGCGAAACTCGGCATCAAACAAATTCAGGTACATGCAGATCAGTCCGATCTAAAAAATAAAAAGTTTGATGACCTGCTTGCCGGAAAACCCAAGCAATATATTCAAGACATGCTAAATCCGCTTGCCGCACAGTTCATACAAGAAGTGCGAGACATGCGGCCTAAAATAAAGCCACTTCCTGATGATGCTCCGGTACTCCGTGGAGAAACATTCTCCAGTGCTGCAGCAATAGATCTCGGACTGGTAGATAGTATAATGACATTCCCCGAAGCTGTGCAAACCGCACTCAGCATGGCAAAGGATTATGATTCATTGGCTAACAATATGAAAAAGGCTCTCAAATTTATCTAATATAATTCACTCACTATGAGAAAGAAATTTCAAAAACAATTTAAGGAAGTTCTCGCTGCGTTAGGCTTTTCCGATCGTGCAAAAAAACCGAAAGGAGATCCGGAAGCGTTAGCCGATAACGACTGGAAAACTATCTCTGCCAAATACGAAGAGATGTTTAAAAGCGACTTCCTGGAAGATCTTAATTCGGCCAATGCTGAAGTAACCGTAAGCGAAGAGAATGTTAATTCCGCTTTGAACATTCTTAATAGCGCAATGGGTACTCCTAAAGCAACCGGAGAAGATACTCCTTCCGCTCAAGCAGATGGTGCATCAACCAACAACAGCGGAGAAGGAGATGAAGGCGGTGCTACAAACACTGTAAAAACGCCTACTAATGCAGCCAACAGCGGAGAGCAATTGATCGTTGCAGCTCAAAAAATGGCTGAGGTATTTCAGAAAGTTACTGCTCAGGCCAACCCTGACAAACCTCAGGTTGCCATTGCCGGTGGCCCGGTAGCTGTTATTGGTATGGGAGATAAATCTAAATACCTTTTCGGCATTGAAAACAGCATGTTCGACATGACTAAGAGATGGAATCAAGTTACAGCTAATCCTGTTGTTGCAACGTCTACTCCTTCTACTGACGAACAAACTGCTGAGTTTTCCCGTGCCGTTGTTCAATTTGCCGGTTCGCTCCGTCAGCGTTATGCTTATCTGCATAGCAATAACCTACTGGGTGATCCCAAGCGTTTGGCAGCCGGTGAGTTTAGTACCAATTATGATGGTATTGCTGATGCCAAGGTAGGCAATCAGTTTGTGATCCGCCGTCAGGATGCATTGATAGCTCGCGTATTGCTTAAACGCGATGTTACTCAGTACTTCCCCGTTCGTTATGGCATCCAGGATCACGACCTTATCTTCAATGCTTTCTTCCAAGAAGTATCTCAGGCTTATCAAATAGGAGAGATCTACAAAGGTGGAATGAAGATTGAGCCTGAAATGGGCTATGTAGACGATGCTATGATTAAGATGATCTTCGGCCCAATGAAGGAGATCGAGCGTATGTATATCGGCTATTTGAACAAAGAAGGTTCCGATCCAATCAAATGGGGAATGATCGAATTCTGCGTACTCAATTCTTTAGAGGCTGCACAAACCGAGCAAAATAAACGCCGCATTCGCGGTCTTTATGTTAAGCCCGAAGCTGGTGTTGCCGGATCTTATCTTACTGCCGGTACTGGGCTTCTTTACACACTTATCCGCTATTATCATGAATTGAAAATCAAACTCCATGAAGATAGCAGCTATAAAGCCTATACTGAAGCCAACATGCTTGATGCCGTTCAGGAGTTTTGCAGTGATGTAGTTTTATCTGTAACCGAAGATACTGACCTTGACAACCATGTGCTGTATCTTAACAGATTGCATCAGCCCTGGTATATTAAGAATATCCGTTCTAAGTATGGTAAAGACACCGACTTTAGCGGCCCTGACGGATTGTTAAACAAGGTTCCCGATACCAATATTAGTATTATCTGGTTGCCTTATCTATCTCCTAAAAGCTGCTTAATGTTCATGCAGGTTCCCGGAAATATCCAAATGCTAGAATTTGTGCCCGGTGAAATGCTCGGCATGAAGATGGAACAGCAAATGGAGATGGTACGCGGCTGGAGCACTTGGAAAGAAGGTTGTTCTGCCGGCTTCGTTGGCCGTAAGTTTGCTACCAAGGCTGCTTTAGATGCCAATGCTTATGAATGGCAGCAAATCTTTATGAATAAGCCATCCGTAGCCCTTGCTGCTGATGCTACAACCGTAAATGCAGCTGATGGTTTCTGGTTTGAGACAATAGCCAATACGGCGGCTACTGCTCTTACTGATATCACCGGAGCTAAAGTTGGAGTAGCTTACCTTATAGAGTGTGGATCTGCAACCAATGCAACCCGCATTGCTAAATCCGGTAAATTCTCTAAAATATCCGAAGCTTATACTCCTACAGCAGTAGGTGATTATATCATGGTTATTTTGGATTCCACAGGCAATTTCTTGGAATTGGAACGCTGTGTAGGTGGTACTCGTACCCTCAACGCGGCTCTTCAACCCAACATACCGGGCGTACGTTGATCCGTTTTTTCATTTTCATAGGTTTAGTTTAAATCCAGGGGCCGGGTATATTGCCCTGCCCCTTTTTAATTCATTTTAAAACGATTTTTTTATGAAAGCAAAAAAAATAAGTAACCCTTTTAAGAAGGGAAACCGTTATGCAAACAGCAAAGGAAAACAGTTTCTGCTGTCTATCCTTACTTTGTTCGCCGTTGTCTTTACCATCTTTTTGGTGCAAGAAGCCAGTGTTGCCTTAATGGGCGGACTTGGTACCACACTCTTTGCCTCAATGGCCATCATCGGCAATATTGATGATGTTTCCGATCGTTACACTAGTGGCAATGATATTGCCTATCAGGTATATCTTATCAATCGAAAACAGATAGATCCTTCCGTTGCTTTTCCGAGGGCAAACGCCAACAGAGAGGTAGGCACAGTACCAATGTTGGATGGCGAATACATGCACTATTTTGAATCGCATACCAAGCCTACGTATGTGGGTACAGGCGAGAAAGGAGATGTAACAACAACCGGCACAAATACCGTCTCCTGGATTATGGGAGGAAACCGCATTAACTTACTCAATTTTATTGAAGAGTTTGCCGGAGATAAGTTTGTCCTCATATTTAAGGAGATGAGTTCCGGACAGTGGTTTATTATAGGAAGCTATGATGATCCTATGGTATTGAGCAATTATGAGAATAAGCACGATGCCGATGGCCGTTATATCACCTTCACATTTACGCGTAGCTCTATTTTCCAGCCGTTTATTTACGCCGGTAGCATAGTTACCGTTGCACCTGGCACACATACCGCAGGTGCTACAGCTTTAGCCATTACCAAGGGAGTAGATCAATACGGCATCCCTGGCGGAAGCGCAGCTACTTATGCCATTGCTACCGTTAGCGGACTAACAGCAAACGATAAGGGCCGTTACATTACTCTTATTGGTAAAGGAGTGACCAATGCTGCAACCGTGGCAGACAACGCAACCTTTGTACTCGAGGACGGTGCCACATGGACGGCCAGTGTAGGCAGTCGTATCACTTTCCGCGTAATGGATACCTCTACTCTGGTGGAAGTTCCCGGAAGCCGAGAACAAGCCTAGTATCAACCGGCAGGGGATCAGCTCCCCTGCCTAACACCTATTGATATGTCATATAGCTATAAAGAAAAACAAAAGCATTTCAATGACCTTCGCGAATGTCAGGAGCACGTCCAGGCTGATATTGAATTGCTTGAAAAGAAGTCTCCGGCACACCCTCAGCTGACTTCATACAAGCGTGCTCCGGAAAGAAAGCTCAACGAGGTTTTGTATGAGTTGCTAGACTTTGCCACTCGCGAAGAAATAGTTTCAAACAGAAGATCATACAAGTCTCCCGAACAGCTTGCTGCTGAAGAAGAAGCCGAAAAGGAAGCTGCTGAAAAAGCTGAGAAGAAAGCCGCTAAAGAAGCCGCACGTCTTGCTGCTGAAAAAGCTGAGAAGAAAGCCGCTAAAGAAGCCGCACGTCTTGCTGCTGAAGAAGCTGAGAAGAAAGCCGCTGAAGAAGCTGCCCGTCTTGCCGCTGAAGAAGCTGAGAAGAAAGCTGCTGAAGAAGCTGCCCGTCTTGCCGCTGAAGAAGCTGAGAAGAAAGCTGCTGAAGAAGCTGCACGTCTTGCTGCTGAAGAAGCTGAGAAGAAAGCTGCTGAAGAAGCTGAAAAGCATGAGAGCTTACAAGAGGAGCATGAAACTCTGAAGGAAGAGCACGAAGCCTTACAAGAAGAAAACGAGGACTTGCAAGCAGCGAACGAAGAGCTTCAGGAGCAAACCGAGGCCTTGCAGGAAGAACTTGCTGAAGAGAAAAAAAAAGAGCCGGTGAAAGCAGGGGCCAAAGCAAGCGGAAAGAAGAAGAGTACCCCCAAATAAAGTGGGATAATCTAGATAATGCGGACGTGCAAACTGCTACGATCATCTACAATGATCGTATCTATACACACCGCAAAATGTTGCAGCTCGACGAAGTGCTCGATGCAGAACCTACCGAACGGGATGTCAAAGAAATGGCAGAACTCCGTATCCGTAACCTGCTCGCCTTTGATGAGCTGCAATCGTTTAACGACAATGCTTTCTTTCTTTATAAGCATCCTCTTATAAAGAATAACTCAGAGCGGATGGAGCTTGAAGCCCTGCTTCGTAGCAATCCGGATGAGTTCTTGCGGAAGCATCGTTGTGCTCTGGACAACGTAAGACGCTATGAAGCCTATATACGAAAGGCTGATCGAAAGAAAAAGCGCGCTTCAGACCGACTCTTGCTAGAGAAACACCGCGAACGTGCGGCTATATTCAAAACCATTTTAGAATCAAAAATGAATCAAAATGAATAAACCTATCTCACAATCAGACGTCCTTCCCGATATCTATCTAGATGACGTAAGACGCTATGCTGCTTCAGGCATGACTCCCGATCGAATAGCCTCGTTGCTTGAGTTTACAGGACTTACTCGCACGCTGTTCCTTGAGCGAGTAAGCAATCCGGCCGATGTTTATTGTCAATGCTTCCACGATGCTCAGGCAGCCCAGAATTCTACTATTATGGAAAAGCTTCGCGAAAAAGCCGAAAGCGGAGATATGGAAGCAATAAAAACATTCTCCGAGAGTCAACAGGACATGACCTCTCTTGATTTAAGACATAAACTATTTGGCGTATGACCGATCTTGAAAAAGTTGAAAAGATACATCCCGATCTCATTGCTGCTTATCTTAATAACGGCGAGTGTGACGGCATACCCAAGGACATACAGGCGTTCTTGAGTCAACTGGGGTGGGCCGCTGAGATATACGAATATGAGCGTAATATCAGCCGCGCGGCGCGTACACTCCGCAAACGCATTGCAGCCACACAGCAGATATCACTCGATGTTCGCACTTGCCAGGCACGGATTTACTCTGCTATCAACTATTTCAATATCGACAATAACGTCTCCCTGCAGATATGGGAAAGCGACTATGCCAACAAATTTGAGGACATAGCCAAATATTCTATATCAATAAACGATCCTAAAACGGCACTCAAAGCCATGGAGCGTGCACGCGAATGTCGCAACCGCGCGGCTGCCGTGGCAGAGTCTGCCCGTGACCTGGGCATCATCTTCCTGATAGATCCTAAGATTCGTCCGGAAGACATGGGATATGAAAGCAAGTCACTCAAAGAGATTGCAACAAAAAGCAATGAAGGTTTCTACATCAAGCTTATCAATGAACTGAAGATAGACTCTGCTGAAAAGAAGCGTCTGTTGCGTGATGCCGATATTCAGGAAGCGGAATTCGAGGAAATGAATGAAGAATAATATGGGAATAGAATTATATAGTCAGTCTTCCGGCTCATTATCTTCAGCGGAATCTACCTTCGATGCAACCAAGACTTTTGAACGCTATTACATGAATAGCGTTCAGACGGTGGCCAATATTATCGATCCGAATGTTTTGGTTGCTGAGTTGGGCCGTGGTACCGGAAAAACGGAATGTATCATGACTCCGCGAATATTGCGCGTGGCCAACGCCATGCCTGGCGAACTGGCTTACCTGGTGCATAAAACATTCGTTGCACTCATCACGAACGTGTGGCCCAACATTCAGGCTTCCTTCAGCCGTAACGTGATGGTAAACGGCAAGGTGCGCCCAATCATGGAGTATGGCGTGGACTACATCGTAGGCGAAGGGAAAATCCCTAATCACTTCCGCCGTCCGCGATATCCCATTACCGACCCTAAGCATAGCGTTCTCTTCAGGGACGGTTTCCATCTCAAGCTAGTTAGTTCAGACCAACCGGAGTCTGTAGCCGGTGGTAATGCGGTTCATGCTTTTATCGAAGAGATGAAGCATAACAAAGGCGAGAAACTAAAGAGCCGGCTATTCCCTACTCTGCGTGGCGGTTCGGCCGAAATACGGAAGTGCTTCTATTACCAGGGCATCACTGCCGTAAGTGATACTGCACGGGTAGATTTGGGTGAAGATGACTGGTTTGAGAGTTACGAAAAAAACACCAATCCGGAACTGGAAGCCGAGATCATGACCGTGGCACTACACCTCAATGCAGCTCTATACAAAAGGTATTTGCTACTGGATCAGCAGAGAAACATTGTTAACCCGGTAGAACTTGAGCGTATGCGCCTGGAGCTGCAACGCTGCGACAGGATTATAAAGACGTGGACTCCACGCCTGGCAGACATGCGGCGTAACTGCACTGTCTATCTACGTACTAGCTCTTTCTGCAACAAAGACATCTTAGGGCCAAAGTTTTTCAAGACTCAGCTTGAGACACTCGATATTGACGAATTCCTTTCTTCCATCTGTTCCATTCGCCACAAGGCAGTAGTGAACCGCTTCTTTGCCAATTACGACAAAGCCAAGCATCAATACTCCGATGGCTACAGGTACTCTTCCATACTGAAGCTAGATCTGAAAGATAAGTTTATCCTCACAGCCAGGTACCTAAAGAACTACAATCCGCATGATGAGCTTCTTGTGGGTTATGACCCTGGACACTTCAGCTCTATGGTTGTAGCTCAAGAATCCGACTACGGCAGGCGAATGCGTGCGCACAAAGAGTTCTGGGCGTGCTATCCGGATGAACAGCCGGAGCTGGCACGACAGTTTTATGAATACTTTGGCGGTGATGCCGTAAACAAGCGGATCATCCTTTACCCCGACCGTGCCGGAAACAAATCTCGTGAAGAGCTTGAACAGATCACTACGGACAGCCGGCTGATGAAGCGCGAGCTGGAGAGCTACGGCTTTGAAGTGCAGCTCATGAACGAAGGACAGGCCACTGTGTACCACTGGCAGCAATTCAAACTATTACTCCTTATTTTCGGAGGTCGTAGCAATGCCTTGCCGGAAGTTCTGGTAGATGAGAACGAATGTCCGTCACTCTGTTCGGCCATTCAGCTCTCACCGCTCAAGAAAACCGAAGGAAAGATAGAACTTGACAAGTCCAGCGAAAAGAAAGTGCCGTTGCACAAGCAAGCAGCACTCACCACGCAGCTGCCTAGTGCGTTTATTTACCTGCTTTGGGGACGCTACGGCGAGAAAGTTTTGAGCGATTTGTCTTCAATCCCGGACAATCTGCCGGACAATATCTATGTATAACGATCTGTTTTCATAGAATAACTCACGCAAAAAGCACAATAATAGGTGGTAGTTGGAAACAACCTACCCTGTAAACGGCGGAACGTCAAGCGATTGACCCTTCCAAATTAAAACGAAAAAATCCGCTCACGGAACCGCCTGCCCGCACCGCTGGGAGTTCGATCTGCGCGGCACCCCCTTCGGAAAGCAGGGAAATATGACGGAACAGCGGTGCAAAATAATTACATACTTTCGTCCTTTCGTGCGCGCAATGAAACTCCGATCTTCGAGGTATGGAAGCAATGACAGGCATAGAGGCAATGCAATGGGCCAGGGAGATAAGCAAGGTGCCAGAAGGAACCTTCACCCTGGCTTACTACCCCTACTCGCGCAAGCGCAATGAAGCAAGCCCGGAGCTCAAGGTAGTAAAGGGTTGCAAGTGGCGCACGCAACTGCCCAAAGAACTCTTTGATATAGATGGAGAGAACCTTCTGCTCTATACCAATGCAGCCGGCGAACCTAAGATGTGCTACCGTATCCTTATCCGCTATATGGGCTTTCCTAATGACGGATATAAGCTGCATAAGATTGATTGGTTAAGAAGTAAACATAAGCTATGAGTAAAGAAACAAATATTCAAACCCTCGGCAACCTTGGTATCTATGCTGACAGTGGCAATGTATTTGCCTTCAGCATGGGCGATCGGCCTGCCGGTATGCCATTCCCCGGACTGAACGATTATAGTTCGGTGCTGCCCTATTGCGACATGCAGTGGAGTACAATACAAGGCTTCAACATATTGTGGCGTGGCATCAACAATGCCAAGTGCGAAGAGATTGAATCGGATATCAAGCAGAACAGGCTATTGCCTCGGCTTATCAAGAAACAAACGTCTATGCTGTATGGCCAAGGTATTATGCCCTATATGCCTACGCTAAGCGAGGACGGCAAGTATAGTCGCAAATGGATGCAGATACCGGACGTGACGAATTGGTTGGAGTCTTGGAAGAGCAACGGGATGGAAACAGATCACCGGGAATTTGCGAAGACGTGCATAAAGAATTACTATACCTTTGGAGACTTCTTTGCTAAGTTCCGCTTCTCTGCCGGAAAAGCTTTCGGAGTGGGCCGTCCGCTTGCAGGGATAGAAGCTCTTGAAAATAAACTTTGCCGACTGGCCACTATGCGCAAAGACGTGGCATATAGCCTGATATCATATAGCGATTTCCGCCAGGTGGCAGTGGGCAAATGGAGTTACGGCAATGGCAACTTCCTGTTCTATCCACGCTTCCGGATGGATGAAGTAGACAGCTATAACTTTGCTGCTATTGGCCATTTCCGCGAGAAGTCTGTAGGCGAATTCTACGGTGTGAACGAAACGCACTCGGGCACGCAACCCTACATCAAAGGCAGTAACCAAACGGCCAGATATATCAACTCCTTCCTCAAAAACTCTTTGGCCGCCAAGAAACATATTAAAATACCTAATATGTGGCTGGAAAGCAAGCGCGTTCAAATTCAAAAAATTTGCGATGAAAACAAGAAGCGTGCTTCAAAAGGAGATGCACAAATCCTCTACAACAACATCGAAGTAGGTAGCGAATACAAAGAGTCTACCTTAATAGAATACATCGCATCTGAAATGCGTAAGATATCAGACTATCTGTCCGGGGCAGACAACCAGGGCAAAGCTTATGCATCCTATACTTACACAGACGGAAAAGGTGTTCTACAGGAATGGAAGATTGAGGATGTGGACATGAAGTATAAGGAATATATTGAAGCCCTTATCAGCTATGATAAGCGTGCAGACGAAGTGCTGGTGTCCGCGCTTGGCATAGATAGTAGTATAAGCAACATCAGCAAAGACGGTGTGATATCAAAGTCCGGAGCCGATGTTTACTATAACTATTTGATCTACCTGATGCAACTCAATCCGGAAGATGAGATATGTAGCGAACCGTTTAACATTGCGCTGCAAATCAACTTTCCTACCCTCTACAAGCAAGGCATACGCCTCGGATTCTATCGTGAAACTCCCTCACGCCAGGAAGAAGTAGCACCATCGCAACGCTTAAACAACCAACAATCATGAGCAGCAATATATTATCCGATCTATTCCCGTCCGTACTCCTGTTTGGCAAATACGTGCCTTACCTGGAAGCTAACACAAACTTTGATGACCTTAACGCCAGTGCGCTGCCGGCATCAAAGCAGATTAAGATCATCATCACATCGGGCATATACGACTCGATCTCTGCTGAAGCGGATACAAGCGAAAAGCGTGAAGCGTTGCGTGGCGCATTGGCCAACCTCACCATGAGCAAACAGCTGTCATTTGATGTTATCACTCGGCGCAAACAAAATATAGAGACGTACAAGTATGAAGTAGAGCAAATGAAGCGCGATCTTATGCAGGGTTACTTCAATGCCATGGACACGCTTATCTCACTGCTTAATGAAGAGAAGAGCGCAGCGTGGCAAGCTACGGACTACTGCAAGAAACTAAAACTATTGAAGATTCAGACTACCGAGGAGTTTGATTCTATCTACCCTATAGACCTATCCTATCTGTTCTTTTTTCGCTGCATACCGTGGCAAAAGGAAGTGCTAGACGAAAAGTTAGGAGGGCTGTTCAGCAGAGCGGAGGGTAATGAGAGCGAAATCCCTCTGCTGAAACGTGCCCTTTGCAAATATACCATTGCCAAAGCATTGCGCCGCTTTGATATCCTGCAGTTCCCGGAAGTGATCCGCGGACTATTTCTCGATGCCAAGCCATCTAGAACAGGAGAATCAGAGCAAACACAAATCCTACGCCTTGCAGATCAGCTCACGGCTGAAGCTGATCTGTTAGTGTCCGGCATAGAACTCGCTCTAAATGAATCAGGCACAAATATAGTATCAACCACATCCTTCAACCGTCCGGAGGATAAAATCTATCTCCTGTCATGAATGCTATTATCAAGATATCCGTAAAGGGCAAACCCTACTATGTGCGCAATGCCTGGCATTTGCTCACTCCTGATGCCTTCCTTTCACTAATGGAAGATCTCGTAGCGTTTTCTGCCGGACAACTCTCTGCCGGCATGGTGAAAGTGCGTTATGTGGCTCGCGAGCTGGGCATTAACCTCAAAAAGGTGCACGATGAAGACGGCTTGGCAAATTTGACGTGGATAGCAGAACAGGTAACATTTCCCTTCCTTATCTGCTACCCGGACAATGATGCCGCGCTGGCGGATCTCGATGCTCCTACCCGTGCCAAATACAAACGCCTATCTCCGGAACATATAGAGGGCGATGCCTTGGCGCGATACCTGGCTAAACTTGATTACCGATACACGCTTGACGGCCTATTTTGCGCACAGCTAATGCCGGAACTGAAAGTAGGCTATAAACGCCTGGCGGGATATACCATTGACACCAATTTCGGCACGCTCACCACCTTACTCGTGGCGCAACAATGGCTTGAAGCGAGAAGACTATGTAGCAATCCATCTGCTGATCAGCTGGCTTTGCTTACGGCAATACTTTACTGTCCAAAGCCCTACAGCATAGATACAGCCAAACGCTTGGCTGCCGGATTGACGCACTTACCGCTGTCTACACTAGAGGCCGTAGCGTTCAATTTCAATGCCTTCAATAACTTTCTGTTCCGCCGGACCGAATTTGCTATCCTGGCAGAAGGCAAAGCCACGAAGAAAGCCATCACCGTAGAAGCCGATGCCAAGCTGTATGATCTGTCCGGCTACGGACTAGGTAGCAGCTCCGAAGTGGAGCAATTAAACATCATTACCTATCTCACCATACTCAGAAACAAGCTTATTGAAAGTGTCCGATCTCTGCACGGTGCCAACATGAAGCTTGCCGATATAGCAACCGAAACCGGACTACCCTTGTCCATAATCACAGATATAATATGATACTAGCCCTCATTAAATATTTCGCCAAGTTCCCCACCAAGGCAGGCGTGCAAAAGATGTTTGTCCGGGGAGAAAGTCCGATGTCGGCTTATGCCGCACTACTGGCTTATGTCAATGCCTTGCCGGAAACCAGCGTAATGCCGGATATTGAGAACTTTGTTGTGGCCAGTTCGCTGGAGAAAGTAAAAGGCTTTGTGAGCGGATTCCGCGGTGTACAGACCTATCTCATGCTAGATTATGGCGAGATAGCCAGCGGAGCGGATCAGCGGAACAGCTTACAGGACACTATGAGACTGGCCGTTACCGTGGCCTGCCACATTGATAATAATGCCGATTTGGTAGAAGATAATATAGCTAGCAACACCACGCTAGATCTTGCCAACCGGCTACGCGCTCACATCATGGCCGATAGCCGTAACCAGGTACTAGGCCACGGCATACAAGAAATTATTGCCGGAGCACATCAGCTAGTGCCTTTTGAGAGTAAAGAGCTGCAGAGTGTAGGCTGGACTATAGCCTTCAGCCTGGATGCTACGGATTTGCTCGATGTCGATAGTTTAAGAATACAATACTCTAAATATTAATGCTATGGATAAGCAACAGCGAATAGAGAAACTACAGCAACGTATAAGTAATCAGAAGAGTATGCTGCTGCAAAGAATAAACATACTCGACAATCGGGATGATCACTTACATAAGATTGCCAGCATGCTAGATGATCCTCATGCTCTTGTGCCCAATTCTGTTAATTCAGTTGAAGATTGGCTTTGTGGGCATCCTTTCCCGGATGCAGTGTTAGCTGCTATTTGCCGTAATAAAAAGGAGGCTTTTGAACGCTCTTTATTCAGTCATACCACAATGTATGAATTTCATATAGTCAAATGCGAATCTGCCAACTTTTATAGAAACAAATTAAACATAAAGAACGATGGACGCAAGAGGAATTACTAAAACGAACATTATCGGCTGGGCATTGACTGTGGCATTATCCGTCATTGCCGCCTACGGCACTATCAATGCCCGCATTTACGAAGTGGAGAAAAAAATAGAGCTGCTACAGATGCAGATCAGCGAGGACGGCAAGAAGATTGACCAGCAGGCGGAGGATATGAGAGACATCCGGGAGATGTTCAACCGGATCGATAAAAATCTGATTGAACTGAAGGGAGTTGTGAACCAAAAACAAGATAAGTATGAAAAAAATAGTGCAGTTTATTAAGCAGATTGTCACCTCTCACTCCGGGATCAGCTCCAAAAGAGTGTGTGGCGTTTTGGGATGGCTTACAGCCATCGGCGTGCTAATCTATTGTTCGGTATACGGCAAGCAGGCTCCCGAAATGGTAGACACCTTTATGATCTGCTGCATGGCCCTGTTGGGCATCGATTCTGTAACGGGTATATGGAAATCATTCGATAATAAGAAAGGAGAATCAAAATGAAGTATTTTACTACTGCAGAGCTTGTACACTCTAAAACCGCCGACAGGCTGGGCATCGACAACCGGTGCAAAACGGAACATGTAACAAATCTTACATTACTCGTTAACAACGTTCTCGATCCCCTGCGCGAAGCGTATGGCAAACCGATAACCGTAAATAGCGGATTCCGTTGTCCGGCACTGAATAGGCGCATAGGCGGAGCTGCTACCAGTGATCATCTGAAAGGCATGGCCGCCGACATCACTGCCGGTAGCCCGGCGGAAAATAAAAGATTGTTCTATCTTATACAGGAACTCAAGCTTCCGTTTAAGCAACTCATTGACGAAAAGCACTTTTCTTGGGTGCATGTCAGCTACGATAAAAATGATTTGAAACGGCAAATATTAGCGTTATGATAACTGAAAAGGAATACAAGGAAATTGCCAAGCTGTGCACTCAAGCTGTTGCCGGATTTTTAGCTCTCCTTATATCGGTGATTATGTGTATCCTGCTTCAATCTTGCGGGAGTGCTAGGAGCACGACCAGCCGACAGGAGTCCGCACAAGAGGATGCAGCACATCAGCGTAAAGACACAGCATCTGCCAGTACTCAGGTACACGAGACCGAAACGGAGGAAACCACAGAGGTAAGCAATAGTCACACTATTGTTTATGATACAAGCCTTCCGGTGGATAGCACTACCGGAAGAGCACCCGTTTTGTCCGAAACCTATACGTCCACCGGTAAGCAGACAAAGAAGAATAAAGAAAAGCAAACCTCCACACAGCAACAGGCATCCGCCACGCAGCAGACTACTGTAATCAAGAAGACGGAAACCTCGCAAACCAATGAGACACAGCGTGAAGAGACTTCCACACCCAAATGGATTGCTTTCGCTATATGGGGCATTGTGGTTCTTGCCGGCATAGGCGTTGTTATTTGGACGAATAAACGAACCAATTGGATAAGTGCCTTGTTTAAGAAAACGTAGCATGGTAGAAGGTATTACACCGTTAGTAAATGTATTTAGCCTCGCCGAAAAGCGGGGCTTTTTGAATTCTCCTGGGCGAACCGGGGATATGAAGAATATTATTTTTGCACTGTTTATATTGTATATCAATTTATTTATTGCTTACTTTGTGCGTGCGAATGTAACTGCATGATGCAAATATTTATTCATAGATTCTCATAAAAGGCGAAATCGTCAAAGAATCACATAAGATGAAAGAAAAGACAAATATCAACAACTTTGTAGTGGCTGGTTCATGGAATTTAGCCATCTTTTCTCCTAATTGGATTAAGCAATATATATTAACTGATGATGAAAATTTTGAAGTTGCTTATCCTATAAATAATCCTTCGTCGTCACCTCAATATAGAAATGAAGACTTTGTTTTGACGGTTCGCGATAATCGACTAGAAGTAATTGTTCGTAAGGAACCTCTAAAAGCCATAGAATGCATACGCAACATTCTTCAGAAATTGCAACATACTCCTCTTATAGGGTTTGGAGTTAATTTTGAGTTTACACTTGAAAGAGATGAACTCTGTCCTGATTTGGAGACGAAGATATTTACCGAAACACCATTCACTGGATTTTTTGACAATTATAAGTTGGTTGGAAATGAAAATAAAGCTATTTTTAAATTAAACGAAAAACAGAAGCTAAATTTCATCATTGACCGTCAGAATGACTCTATGATAGACTTGAAATTCAACTATCATACAGAAGTACAAACTCCGATTGATTTACTTGAGACAATATCAGACTCTACTTTATTTGAAAAATATCACAAAGAAGTATTAAGTTTGTTGGATCAAAAATATAATCTTAAGTTGGAATAGATAAAAAAAAGATGGAAACGATAACTTATAATTTGGAGACAAAAGGGGCAGTATATCAAAGGAAAGGTGAATTTTCATCCTTTGTTGCACCTATTGAAGACTCAGAAATACCAACTTCTGAACCGACAAATTTTTATCCTTCACATTCTGAATATCGGGAATCTACTGAAGATAAAATTGTTTCTTTTGAAAACAATAGAGAGGAAGCTGTTAGATCTGTTTTTGATGTTGCAGATTATATTCTTTCTATTCTTCCCGAAAAAGAGTGCACTACAATGAAACTACATAAGTTGTTGTACTATTGCCAGGCATGGTCAATGGTATGGCGAGAGAAACCTTTATTTAAAGAGAAAATTGAAGCTTGGGCCAATGGGCCGGTAATCAGAAAGCTCTTTTCGTTTCATCGTGGGTTATACGAAATCCATGCATACGATATGGCTATCGGTAATGCTAATTTGCTTTCTCAAGAACAGAAATCTGTCATAGAGGATGTTATCAAATTTTACGGAGATAAAGAACCTCAGTGGCTTATTGACCTTACCCACTCTGAAGACCCTTGGAGAGATGCACGTAAGGGATTAAAGTCGGAGGAACCTGGTGAAAACGAAATAACACTTGAAGCAATGTCTTTATATTATTCCAGTCTGTAATGTGCCAAGATAGAACACCTCGAATAGCCGAATCATTTTCTAAGGGTAAACAAGATAGCCGAATTCCCAAAACAACAAACAATCCGTCTTCATATAAAAATTTCAATATTTCTTGGATCATCTTCTCTTTAGTTGCCGGTGCTGTGGGTTCCGGTCGGAAGATAGGCTTTTGGGGAGCCTTCTTACTCTCTCTTATATTATCCCCTCTGATTGGGCTTATCATAGCCTTTGCATCCTCTCGTAAGGAGCCTAACGAAGTTAAGATAGTGAACAATTACTCTCCGCCTGCTCACCAAGCACCCAAAATGCCTGACAACTCCGATGTGATATCCAAACTCAACCAAGCAAATAGCCTGAAAGAAAAAGGAGCCATTACGCAAGAAGAATACGAACGGATTAAATCACGAATACTTAGGGGAGAATAAAGAACAACAATATGGGAACATTCATAATTATCGGAATAATTCTTTTATTTATTTTTTCGGTGAATCTTATCTTTTCCGATAAAAAGAATAAGAGTTCAAGCTCAATCAGCTCATATAAAGAAGAAGCACCGCCTGTTAGAAATTACACTCAGAGCTCCTCGTTTTATCAAGAAGAGATGAATAAATACTCTAAGATTCCATCTCATAGCCCCAAAGAAAAGGGAGTATATCTATTGCTCGATACTGAAACCACCGGACTTCCGAGAAAAAGAAGTGCGAGTCCTACTGATTTTAACAATTGGCCTTATATAGTGGAAATTGCTTGGTTCTTAATTGACGAAGAAGGGTTACAAGTTTCCGGTGGTCATTACATACTTAGACAAAATGTTTCTGTACCCATTGCCGCATCAAATATACATCATATCACAACAGAAAGAATGCTGTCGGAAGGCATTGAGCCAAAGAAGGCATTATCTGAATTCTCGGAGTCAGTGCAAAACTGCCAATATCTCATTGCTCATAATATCGATTTTGATATTCCAATTATTGAATGTGAACTACTCAGAAATGATATTCCTTATGATTTATCTGGTAAAAAATTATTTTGTACTATGGAGAACGGGAAACGGTTTTGTACAGTATATGATAGAAGTGGGCGCATTAAAAAGCCGACTCTTACGGAATTGTTCGGTGAGCTACACTTCAATGACTCTTCTGTAAAAATTGAAGGTACGCATGGTGCCTTGGCTGATACTCTGCTGCTTTATCATTGTTTTATGACCATGATAAAGAGAGAACCTCGTGTTCTACATAAATCTTTCACCTATCCAAGCTTAGACGAAATAAAGTCACTCAATGAACATATTGCCTCTTTAGAAAACGAGCTAGAAGCCCCTTATACTACAGAAAATGGATATGTAAGGCCCATTACAGATGATAAACTATTAGACTATTTCCCTACCCCTGATTTTAATGGCGATCAAGTTCTACTCACAGGGATGAGTGACAAAGAAAGGTTATGGAGTATTGTTGAGGAACTAAACGGGAAGGTTGTCAAAAGCGTTACCGTAAAATTGGGTATTGTCGTTATAGGGCCTCTTGCCGGATGGGTCAAAATGGAGAAGATATCAAATAAAATTAAGGCCGGAGAAAAGATTTTAATTATAACAGACATGCAATTAGAATTATTGTATAATAGATATAAAAACGCATTATGAAAAAAGTACTATTATTTTTTAGCTTATCGCTCTTATTGGCTCTTTCAGCACATTCTCAGGAACCCACTACAAACACCTCTTACAAAACCTATTGTCAGATAGTAGGTACAGGCAATCTAACAGGAACAAAAGTTAAGATTGAGGTAGACTTCGGAGAAAAGAATAATTTTTGGACAATGTATAAAGATAAGTTTCTTCTTGATGAGTCTGGCAATAAAATTTCTTTTAACTCTATGATTGATGCAATGAATTTCATGGCCAAATTGGGATGGAAATTTGAGCAAGCTTATGTAGCAACCAAAGACAATGTTTATCACTATCTTTTAAGTAAGGATATCACAAATGATGAGCAAATAAAAGAAGGCTTAAATACCATGCAAAATGCCCCTAAGAAAGAAAAGAAAAAAGTAGTAGATGACCTCTATAGATAATTTTTAAAGCGAAGCATAAAAAACTTCGCTTTAATTTTGCTATATCAAAACTTTACTTCATCTTTGCAATGTCATACACTTAATTCAGGCGAGTAGGCTCGCCATTTACTACATGCGGGCATTTTTTATGTCCAATTCTAAAATATGAGTTCCGTCCCGTGTGGAGTGTTAATGCACCCACTGCCTGAATCAGGTGTATGACAACGGGGAGCGGAACTCTCTTTGTTCTTATCCTCAGGAAATATTGTTTCATTTAAAAGTCATACAAAATGAAAAAAGAAAATGCCACTGCACGCACAGAAAGCGTACATGTGATTGAAAACAAAAGCGTGTCCAGCGCAAAACTGGAAAAAGTACTCCAAACTCTTATTGAAAGCTTGCCTATGGATGGCGAGTCTGTTCCTCTCAAGGTGACTAACAGCAATGCCGGACTGTGTGTTTCGTCTATTGTCGGTGGGAAATTGGTATCGTTCTCTATCAGCAACATAAAAGGTAGGAGGACTGCACTATGACAACCCCTGTAAGCCAACCGTCCGAAACTCCGGTTTTAACGCCTATGGTTTCAAAAGCCTTGCATGAATTTCAAGAAGAATACATCTGGACTTTTGATTCGGAAATAGACGATATCAAGGATTTCATTATCCTGTACTATTCTGATGAAGTGCCAGACAAAGCAATGAAGGTTCTCGGAACCCTTCAGCTCATTCAGCGAACACTCCGCACGCTTATTCCGGAAGAAGAAAACTAGAGCCACTCACATACTAACGCTATAATGCGCGGGCCCTGCCATGAATTGGTGGGGCTTTTTTTTGTCCTTTCCCTTCCCCTCTCCTCTCTCTACCTTCGCTGTATCAACTTCAAGATGTATGATTACAGACGATATGATAAAGCAAAGGTTTATCCACGAAACTATGAGTAAGGGGATAAACACCATTTTCCAAGCACAGGAACAAACGGTAAATACTTACCTCAATAGGCGTTCGGGCGAGCTTGCCGAATACCTGGCTAGAAAACCATTCACCAGTGTTTCCGGTGTAGGAAGAGAAGTATTTTATATCCGGATATTAAGTTATCTCCGCTTCCTCGACATCCATTATCGCCGAGGAAAAGACAGGTTATCGCGCCATGTGCGTAGCAACCTCTCGCTATACAACCGTGTGGTGTGGGGTGTGCTCTATCATGAGACATTCCCGGAACTGCAATACGGACTTTATGACTCCATTAAAGAAGGCATCCGCAAAGAGCTGGAGGATGCCCTTACATACGAACAATCTCAAAACTGGTAAAAGATGGCTAATCAAAGAATGCAGGAAGATAACATAAAATATGTAGTGTCTGCCGAAACTGCCAAGGCGCAACAAGAAATTCACAAGCTGAGCCAGGAGACTAAAGATCTGGCCAAAGAAGAGCGTGCTCGCCGGCAGGCAATGATTGAACTCGAAGCACAGGGGAAAAAAAATACCACCGAGTATAAGAACCTACAAAAAGAAGCTAAAGGGCTGTCTGATAAAATAAAGGATAACAATAAACAGATAGGTGATCTGACTAAAAAGGTAGACATAAACGGCATGTCTATGGTGCAACTGAAAAAGCGAGCAAAGGAGCTGCAGACGCAACTAGATAATACGAATCAGGCCCTTAATCCGGAAGAGTGGAATCGCACTAATCAGGCAATGATGAAGGTTAAGACTCGCATCAGTGAGCTTAGCCAACAATCTCAAATCATGAAGGGACAATTGCAAGGTACCACACAAGTGGCGGAGCAACAGTCTGCCACGCTCAACAAACTTTCGGGCTATTGGGAAAAAATAAAATTGGCCGCAAAGGGATTTATCCTGCTGAAGTTGGCTTCTTATATACAAGACATCTCAAACGAGGGCGTAGAGCTGGCCGAAACTTCGGACGGAGTAAAGCGAGCTTTCGATCGGATGGATGATGGTACTATTCTTTCAAAACTAAGAGCTGCTACCAAGGGAACAGTATCTGACCTGTCGTTGATGCAAGCTGCTGTAAAAGCAAAAGACTTCCGCATACCACTTGAAGATCTTGGCAAATACCTGCAATTTGCACAGCTGAAAGCACAGCAAACCGGACAATCGGTAGACTACCTCACAGACTCTATCGTAACGGGGCTTGGGCGTAAATCATTGCTGATCCTGGACAACCTTGGATTGTCCGGTTCTGAAATTAATGCAGAGATATCCAAGACGGGTGATCTGATGTCTGCTGTGTCATCTATTGTAGATAAACAGTTGGCTGCCGCCGGTAGCGAATATGTATCTGCTACAGACAAGGCTCAAGCTTCCACCATAAGATTTACGAATGCTCAGCTCAAACTGGGACAGGTGTTGCTTCCGCTTAAACAAAGTTGGGATGATACATATACGGATATGCGCATAGGATTGCTGGATCTGATAGGTTGGATGTTTAAGCATAAAGAAGTAATAGGTTTGGTCACGACTTCCTTACTCGCTTATATTGCAGTTGAAAAGCTACAGGCAGCATCCACGGAAAAGAACATTGCTCTACGCATACTCGAGAATGGCTATGAAAAAGCTAAAGCTCTGTATTTAGGCATCACCCGTGCAGCGATGCTGCTCTATACAGCAGCTACCGAAGCCCTAGCCGGACGTACAATGAACGCTTCTGTTGCAATGGCCATGTTCAACAAAGTAACGAAGCTCAACCCTATTGGCCTATTGGTTGCCGGAATAGTGGCAGCTGTGGGTGCCTTCACTTTGTTCCGCTCAAAAACGGATATAGCAACGAGCGGAATGAAAGAGCTAAATACAAACCTTGCTACTCAAAAAGCCAAACTGTCTGAAGTATTTTCGGAACTTAGAAAAACCAATCCCGGCACGGCAGAACGCATCCGCCTGGTGAAGCAATTGAAAGAATCATATCCTGATCTATTGGCTAATTACAACCTGGAGACTGCCTCTCTAAAAGAAATTACCAAGGCGCAAAATGCGGCCAATATAGCGTTGACAAACCGCATTGTAACAGAGATGAAAGCAAAGACCGCGTCTGCTTTTGTAGAGAAAAACATATCTACACAGATGGAAAAAATAGAGTATTTACTAAGCGAGTCTCAACGAGAAATGGGTGATATGGCCTTTGGCAAATTTAAAGCGTCACTCACAAAAGTATTAAATGACTCGAGCTCTCAGTTTTCATCATTCTGGAAAACCTTTGGCAAGTATTTTAATGCAACGATTGGTAGTGATACCATTGCCAGCTTTCAGGATACTTTCCGCTCGCTACGTGCGGATCAGAAGAACATGGCCGATGGACTAAAGGATATCAACAGCAAGTATGATCCATTCATTTCGAACGTTAAAACATCGCTTAAGCTTTCGGACGAAGAGATGAAACAAGAAGTTGAAGCGAATTCATTGCTCAAAAAGCTGGAGAAACAAAAACAGCAGGTGCAAGACACTTGGAAGGAAGACACGAAAGAAAACATAGCTCTGAAAAACAAAGAGATAGAGCGAATTGATGCACAAATAAAGAAATATACAGAGCTAGGGAAAACGACTGATAAGTCAGACAAGAACGCCACTGCCCTGAAGAACCTCGAAGCGAGCAATGACGCACAGGTAAATGAGATTCGCCTTGCCGGACGTGAAAAACAACAAAGCGAATATGAAATAGAGTCTCAAGTGCTTAAACAGGAAGAAAGCTACTATAACAAGCGTATATCCTTGCTGCAAAAGTTTAGTGAATCTGCCAAGAAGGCAGATAAGCGTGCGGAATACAGCAAACAGGTAGTCGATGCCAAAACCAAGCTGATGGATATTGAGGTACAGAAGGAAAAACAAAACATTGCGGAGCTGCAACGCCTGCGTGATGCCGACCTAGCCAAAGAAGATGAAGTGTCAAAGGCAATACAGATAAACCTCTCCGATCGGCTAGCCACTCAACAGATTTCTCAAGAGGAATATAATGCGCTGATACTGTCTGCCGACACTGCCAGCGCGGAGACTCGCCTTGCCATACAGCAACGGTACTTTAACGATGTGTCCGACCTCGAAATAAAGAATGCCAAGCTGAAGGAAGACACGGTTAATGCCGCCAACAAAAGCGTAACGGATAGCGAACAGACTGCCGCTGCAGCTCGTGTAAAAGCAATGCAGTATCTTAACAACCTGGTGAAGTCTTTTAAGGAAGAGTTTAAGCTGACTACTGTTGATGAAGACCTGGCACAACAAATGAAAGTGCTGGATGCGGCATATCAAGCTCGCAAAGAGATGGCAGAAAAAAGCAACCTAGATACCACAGAGCTAGATCAGGCTTATAACCGGGCAAAGGAACAGCTTGAGCTTGAGCATCAGCAAAAGATTGCTTCTATTCGTGATCAGTATGGCCTGAGCACCGAACAGGAAAGGTATCAGCTTCAGCTAGCCAACTTGAAGGGAGCTCTCGATCAGCAGCTGCTCACGCAGGAAGAGTACGAACTGGCTGTAAAGAACTTGAAGCGAGATTCTTATAAGAAACAATTCGATTATTACAGCGGACTCTTTTCCGGTGCCGTAAATGCTTTGCAACAGGCGGAAATGGATAACATAGATGCAAAGTATGACGGTGAAATTGAAGCCGCAAAAGGTAATGCCGAGGAAGTGGAGCGACTGGAGAATGAAAAAGAGAAAAAGAAGCTGGAAGTTCAGAAAAAATATGCTGATATCAACTTCGCTATAAAAGCTTCTCAGATCGTTGCCGACACGGCCGTGTCAATAATGAAAGCTTATGCAGACTTAGGCCCAATAGCCGGTACTGTTGCTGCGGCCTTACTTGGTATTACAGGAGTGGCTCAGCTGTTATCTGCCAACGCCGAAAGGCAAAAGGTAAAGAACATGACGGTAAATGGTTCTTCCTCTTCTAAATCTTCCGGTGCGCGTGTGGCTACAGGGCGAGAAAGCGGTGGTTATGTAGACGTGGAGCGTGAGCAGGATGGCAAAAGATTCAACGCAAAGTATGATCCGAGCAAACGCGGATATATAGATAGGCCTACGGTAATAGTAGGTGACGGCCCGGCAGGACAAAGCAAAGAATGGGTAGCCGGCAATGCTGCAGTGAGTAACCCCACCGTTGCCCCAATACTCGATATGATAGATAGCTCGCAGCGTGCCGGCACAATCCGGACACTTGATCTGAATGCTGCCATGAAAGCGCGCATGGCTGGGTATGCCACGGGTGGAAGTATATCGGCTTCCGGATCCGGAACACCGGCACCTGCAAACGCCGGCAGCTCTCTCTCTCCTAAAAGCGTTGAAGCCTTGACGGATGCTATAAATAACCTGGTGAATAATGGCGTGCCTGCATCTGTAGTATTGTCGGACTTAGAAAGGAAACAACAGATGCTCAATCGCTCGCGCGAAATAGGATCGAAAAGATAACAGCACATGAAAATAGTACATACATCCACAGGTAAAGCCTTTCAGCTGAAGCCGAACGCTCAGCTTGAAGTGGAGCGGACAAATCTTTTTTTCAACGAGTGGGGTGAGCAAACCTTGCCCATAGAGCTGCCGGACACCGACCGGAACAGGATGCTTACCGGCTTCCCGGACATGGGTGTGAACAAAGCTAAGGCTCTAAAAAATATAGACTGCAGCATTACTGAAGGAGATTATTTTATGCATTGCCGCATGGCTGTGCTGAAGGCTAAACGAAAAGAAACAATCTCCACGTCTTTCTATATGAACGAAGGCTCTTTTTTGTCGAAAGTGGGAAATATCTCTCTGAAGCAATTGTTTGACAAAGAAACGGTGCCGGGCGTAAATACCGTAGCTCAAGGTATTGCCTTCTGCAAGCAGCTGCTTGCCGGTACTCACGAGAACTATGCCTGCTTTCCGGTGCTTATAGATTTTGAGAGCGAACGTCGCTATGTCAATCGGGTAGAGTGGATGAACTCAAGCGGAAATCATGTTTATTCTGGGCGGCTCCCTGAAGGGCAGAATCCTCCTTCAGGTTACACGATGGGATTTTATAACGAATTTGATCGCGTGGAAAAAAACGGAGAAACATCGATCTTACTTTCCCCGGGATATTACATCACTCCGTTTATTCGTGCCAGGTACTTGCTTCGCCGTATCTTTCAATACTTTGGCTATACGCTGGCTCCCGGCTTCTTTGACACAACGGATCCGTTTAAAAATATGGTGTTCATCAACAATACCATGGACAGTCTTGTAAACGGTACGATACTACTTGCTCACCTGGTACCGGACTGTATGTGTAGTGTAATACTAGATGTCTTCCGGAAAAAGTTTAATTGTGAGTTTGTTCCGGATGAAGTTACCAAAGTGGTTACCATAAAATTTTTTAATGAAATTATAAATGAGAAAACAGTTACCGACTTATCTAACTGCCGAACCGCTCCGCTCGAAAATGACTATAGTCAAAAATGGAAACGGATAAAGCTATCGAGTGAATCGGTAAAAGATGACGGATCCTCTTTTGATTCCATTGCCGACATGATAGCGAAGTATCCAGAGGCTTATCTAAACGATACCGATGGAGCGTATTATCATACCGGATTCAGCACACACTCCTGGGCAGAGAAGATTGCCGGTAGTACGATTCCTTATTCAGCTGGCGGAACGCTAGATGAGCAAGAAATTACAGTACCGGATTGTGCCATCTCTATGCAGGATGAACCTGAGTATAGCAGTGGTATCGTGATAAGCGGACAAACAAGCACCGGGTCGCGCTGGCGGCCATACGCACAGATGCCGTATATAGGAGAGGCAAATGCGTTGAATTCTACCATTGTGCTAAAGTCTTCCAGCTCGAAAGATTCTGATTCCGAAAGCACTTCAACATCTGAAATTCACACGCAGGATCCTATCCTTTGTTTTGTATATAAAAATAATCTCGACAATGGATTTACCTACGGTACAACGACACAGTGTAATGTATCAGGCACTAAAATTTGGGATTATTCGCTACATTATTACGGCCAATATGGAATATTTGAGAAGTTCTACCGGACGCTAGATAATTTATACCGAAACTCCCTTATACCGGTACGGGCCTCGCTGCTATTAACCACTATGCAAAAGCAGCATATACCGGCACACGATAAGATTATTATTGATGGGCAAGAATTTCTCATCAACAAGCTGAAATATACGCTAGGTGGCAAGAACGAACCGGCCGAAAGTGAGCTGCTCACCGTGCAGCTATACGAACCGGTTACGTCAGCACCTATAGAAGCTGATAGATTCCCTGTTCCTGCCTACAAATGGATACCCGAATATACACGCCGCACTATTTCGGACTCTGAATATGATGCTTTGCTGATAAAGAATAATTCATTGCCGGCTATATATCCGCCACCGCCAACCGAAGCGCAATACACTGCAGGCGGTAAATATTACACCCGGATATATTACGAGAAGGTATCATACGGATATCTGGAAAGTACAGTGTACCTGATACCGAAACCATACGATTATACTCCTACTGGAGGACGCTAGCCTGTCCTTTAACGAGGCTCCGACTTTGTCTAATTTTGGATAAACAAATTAATAATTGGCTTATGGATACTGATTATCGTAAAACACATAAAGTACAATGTTTATCTCCCTTAGCGGGATTTGCTCAATTGAAAGCAAAAGCAACTATCGGAAGAAATGAAGCTTGCCCTTGCGGTTCGGGAAAGAAAGTGAAGAATTGTTGCTCTCATCTTTTATTAACAGAATATACAAGCATTAATCCCGTTCCGGTGCTGTCTGATGAGGAGCGTAAATGCAAAGTAGATGGCGTTCCTTACGAATCAGTAAAAAGGAAACGCTATGTTGAAAAGAAATGATATAAAATCAAAGCTTTATGACCATAATTCAACAACCTGACGCGCTATCACTCAGTTATAACATTCGTGACTTCCGGATATCCTCTACTGCTTCCGTCTCCTTCGTTCTTAAAAAAGGAGACGTTTCAATCGTGGCTCAAACTTACGAGCCTGGGCAAGATGGATATGTCACGATTAAAGTGCGCGATATCATACACGCTCAGCTTGCATTTGTCCTGCAGACTGTGGGCACTATGTATGAACAACCGGACATCGTGGCTGATTTTACAGCGGTGATCGATACCACGGAAATAACATTCCGCGCGATCCGCTCCGGAGTAGAAAACTTTGCAGATACGGCAGCCAACTTCTTAACCGCCAACTGGCTTACCTGGCAGCCGCAGGAAAAGCCGGTGACTTATGCTTCTCCGGAATTCCTTACTTACTATGCCGTTCTAGCTAGTAGTTGTAAGTTAAAGGCTTATTACACGAATGAAGCCGGCAACGTTACTGCAGAGGAAACCATTACAGTAGGCGCACTCACAGAAGGAAAGGCCTACACTATCCCGATGCAATATGCAGCTATCTCTACCCTTTTGGGTGGTAAGCTACCTGCCCTTTATGATGTGTGGATAGAAGACGGATCCGGCAACCGGCTGACTTACATACAACGCTACTATGCCGGGAACATGAAGAGCGAGCAGGAAGACTGGATCCTGTTTGAAAACTCACTGGGTGGAATTGATACCTTCCGGGCCTATGGCGCAACTAACTTCACCGGCGAGCATACACACAATATTGCGGAGATAGACGAAGTGAGCGAAGAGTACCGGGTAGATACTCAAAGAAAATATCAAAAGAACACCGGCTACCTGAACATGCGTGAATGCCGCTGGCTGCTAGACTTCTTCCCTTCTGCACGCAAACTGATCTATACAGCCGGTGCATTACGGGCCATTGTCGTAACAGACTCGGACGTAACGTACCAGGATAAAGAATTGCCAAGCAGCTATACTTTTACGTATAAGTATGCGACCGCTAAACCCTTATTGAACATTGCTCGAGCTTCGGCACCGGCTGAAGTATTGAACATAGCCATACCCGATCTTGGAAATTTTACGGTGCCCCCTCGGCTCGTTGAGCTGGCCTCTCTCCCTCTTACCGAGGGGGCTTTATTTCCCGTGCAATCTCCCTACGATGAAGCCTGGAAGAAAACTACTGCAGGCGCATTATTTAATTACATTTCCAACAAACTAACTACCAACTACAACGGCGGTGGCGGCATTGGCCACACACACAATAATCTAGACTTACTACAGCTGCTGAGCTATGTAGATGAATATCTCGAAGTTGACGGCAAGAAGATTAAAGCCGGATATGCCGATGATTTTCCGGATGAGATAGAAAAGGTAAAGACTTTTTTAAAAGGATTAACAGTCAATGGAGATAAGGCGAGTATAGACAAAGACGGCAATGCGACTGTTCAGCAGCTCATCGCGTTAGTTAAAGCACAAGTAGCAGCACTAGAGGTCACAGGCAATACAAAGACAGACTCTTTGGACGTTACCGAAACAGCCAAAGCTAAGGACGTAGAGGTGTCGAATAGTGTTACAACGCTCAATGCTATAATACAGGCTTTAGCTAAAACCCACGATCTGACCGTAGAGAATACAGCCGACATCATGAACGGCATTATCCGGCAATACTTATCCTCTGAATCTTTTGTTTCTGGCTTTTTAGGCAGTGGTTTTAAGATATGGAAAGATGAGCAAGGTTTATGGCATGGCGAACTTGACGAACTAACGGTCAGAAAGACATTCCTTGTATTTGAGTTGGTTGTACAAAAGATAGTCCATCAGGGCGGCATGGTAATCCGATCCGCTGCCGGTGGTAAGCTAAAGAAAGTAACCGACGGTGGTACATATTGGAAATGTGAACATGACAGTACAGATGATTTCGTAGTTGGTGACCAGGTACTTTGTCAGACCTTTACGGGTACGAGCATGAAACGTTACTGGCGTTTGGTAACATCTGCCGGTGTCGGTTATTTCAATTTGAGTAAATCTGACTGTGAAGCTAGCAGTGCTAATCCCGAAGCTGGTGATGAAGTAGCCGTATTGGGTAACAGAACAGTCACAGCACGCCAAAAAGCACAGATAGATTGTGCAGTGGGTGATGATGCACCATACCGGGATGATTATTCGGGTATCAACTCATATAGCTTGGTTGGCAAGCTCATCAATCGTACAGGCAATCTTTCGGGCATAACGGATCCTGATTTCGGTGCATTGTCCGGTAGTGGTTTATATGGTATCAATGTTTATCTCAAAGGCATATTCAGGCTGTTATCCGGCAAGACGGTGGAAACAGCGATATCGGATGCACAGGCTGAATCCAATGCTTATACTGACGGCAAGATTACTAAGATAGAAACCAGCTTTGAAATACGCGAGGGGCAGATTAGTAGTAAAGTAACAGAAGCCACTGTAGCCGCCACAAATGCAGGCAATTCTGCAGTATTGGCACAGGGTTATGCATCTACGGCCGGGCAAAGAGCTTCTGCCGCTGCTGGTTCCGCTACCGATGCAGCAAATATATTAACTGTCGTTACGCAAAAGGAAACGAGCATTCAACAAACTGCTCAAGCGATAGAGCTGAAAGCTGTTCGTGCGGAGAGTGCTGCAGGTCGTGCAGAAAGTGCGGAAGCAAGCATAAATTTGAAAGCAGACGGAATAGTCTTACAAGCTAGCAATCAAGCTGCAAAGTCCGCAGTCGACGAACTATCAAACAAGACGGGCACTCAGTTACTTCCAAACGATTGGACTGTAGGAAATGGTGGTACTACATTCTATCATCAAAATGGAGACGATGTCGAAAATCAGCGTATCATTGGTGCAAATCATTTGGGGCAAAATGTGATATTGTGGTCTTGCAAGCCTAGTGGGAATGGAGGTGGTGATGGTGGTTGGAATACTTCTTATGTCAACATAGATAATACAAAAACCTACCGTTTTAGTGTATTTGTAAAAAAAGTAGGTGAAAGTGGTGTGTTTTATTTGGGTGTTGGATACAATACAGTTTGCGATTTAAACACATCGACGAAAAATGAGAACCCTTATTTTTATCAAAGTGATCTTTCAGGTTGGAGATTAAATGGCTGGCTACTTATTACCGGTTATGTTTACCCATACGGAGTAACTGGATTATCTAACATTAATGGAGAAATATGGGATTGCTCGACAGGTCAATTACTCGGAACGACTACAAGTTTCAATTGGGCTAATGATGCAGTTTCTACATTTCATCGTTGTTATTTGTATTATAATAATGAGTCTACCAATAGACAATATATGTATGCTCCGCGAATTGATTTGGTAGATGGGAATGAACCGTCTATCGCTCAATTACTAGGCATGTCAGCTATTCAGTCTTATGCGGCATCTAAAGCCAATGATGCAGAAAACAATGCAAAAACGTATTCGAATAATACTTTTACTACTAAGACGGAGTTTAGTTCACAGCTGACAATCCTTAACAACTCAATATCTTCCAAGGTAAGTCAGACTGATTTCAATTCGTTAGGTTCACGTGTAGGAAACGCAGAAACTACCATATCCCAACATACTAATCAGATTGCGTTGAAAGCTTCTCAGTCTGATTTAACGGCACTAGGTTCGCGCATGACATCTGCTGAAGCTAAGATAACGCCTGATCAGATTAATCTTACTGTTCAAAGTCAGATAAATAATACAGCAATTACGTATGCTAATCTGGCTGCAAAACTAGCCGGTGCAAAAATGTTATATACTGATCCAGCTTTTAAAACAGGTCGAAATAGCATTAGTGTGTATAATAATAATGGAAACGGCACAGTCTCCATAGATTTGGTAGGTCGCCATAGCGATAATCCAACAGACTCCAACTATCAGATAAAGATTGTAGCTTCTGGGTTTAATCAGTCGCCTAATAGAGGAGGATTCTATTTTGAAAATTATGCACAGCCTTATGCGGAATACATCTGCAAATTTATCGCATGGGTACCAACAAACTGTTCTCTTAATTTTGACTCTAATTCAATAGGTAATGGTGGTTATCAGAAATGGTTAACTCCAACCCAAGGACAAGGGAAATGGACAGAATACGTCTCTTATGTAAGAGCAGGAGATGGAGGTAACTCTTCTACTAATTTTTATTCCCTAATAAATACAACTGATGAAACGGTAACATGGTGGTTATGTTACGCAACTGTTTTCGATTGCAGTAAAAATGAGTACACACCCGATATCTATGCCTTGCAGTCAAGTTTCAATATGGATGCTTCCGGTATTTCAATGGTTGGGAAAAAGATCGCTTTTACAGGGTTGATGACATTCTCTTCTTTAGCCGCTGATGCACAGAACAAGATAAATGCTGCACAGTCAACTGCCGACACTGCCAACTCAACAGCAAGCAGTGCTTTAGCTAGTGCCGGTACAGCCAATAGTGGACTAACCACTTTAAGAAACAGTCTCGGTAGTCTCGCTTATGATAATGCTGTATCCCTTGCTAAACTAGATACCACAATCATAGAGGGTGGATATATTAAAACCTCTCTCATTAATGCCAATGCCATAATCACGAATGAGTTGCTTGCTACAAAGATAGCAGCTACTGATATAACAACAAGACGCTTAAAAGTTGGAGAAGGTTGTACGGTGGGAGACTTCTCTATCGGTAGTGGTCGTATCGGTATATCCGCTTCACCCGAGAATATCGGAAATTCCGGGATGTTTCTTTATGCAGACATGATCGGTTTTAATTCAACGAATCGACAGGCCATCGTTGGAACATACAGTGTTCTTGGATATCCTAGATTGGGGCAGTTTATAGACACAACATCTAACTACATGCCAAACGTTGGGCTTATGTTTGATATAAACAGCACAAACAATGGTGGTCGTAACTATGCTTTTACCGGAAGAGGTCATGGTGTCCTGAACGGCTTTATGTGTGGTTATGCCTTTCAAGAGTTGTCTTTTACAAGCGCCAATCAGTGGCAAGAAATATCGAAGCTGACAAACGTTGTAGGAGTTTACGGAAATTATAGCAATTGGGCTGTCGTATTACCCACATTCGCTTCTGTTTGCAACGCTCTTAATATTAGTTACAACACACCCTTTCAGGTTCAGATAACTGTGTTTTGTACAGCGGCTGTTGGTTCTGGAAAATTCTTCGGACGATCTAACTCCGGTATTTCCGGTATCTCCGGCAATCAATACCCTGCTTTATATAATTGGAATGCTGATATTGATGATGGTGGTTTTGCTATGGGACCTGGTGATTCATTTCAGATTGTATTATGGAGTAGTAATAGCGGTACAAGTAGTGTTCCTGCAAATCCAGGGAGCTACCGTGCATATATCGTAAACAAACTAAGTTAAAATAGATAATTATGAAGAAAATTGATTTTAGAAAGATCTCAGTACAGGATGTTACGGGGAAGAATAGTGCCCTTGATATCAGCAAAGAGTTAGGTAACGCCATCTATAAGAACACACCCGATTTGGGAGAACTGGACTTTGCACAGGAACTCTATAAAAAAGGTGAGGTGGATGTGGATGACAATAAAGCAGCGATCATCCGTCAATACATGGATGTGGCTCAGTTCTTTGCTTTTGTAAAGGCAGGAGTGAATAAGGAATTGGATAGTATTAACGCTAAAAAATAAAGAAGATGTTTACAGAAGAATCACGAAGTATTGCCGTAACCGGCTCAGCCGAAAATGACGGTTTTCTCTACAGAGTAAATTACAACACCGATGGTAAGAATCTGATCAAGTTGCATTGCAATGTGTTCAAAGGCGCTACGGAGAAAGAGCCTGAAACTTATCTCGGTTTGATGTTCCAAGAATCAGGTAACAAACAAATATCTCTTAAGCAGGATATTGATATGGTTCCTCACCTGACAGTGTTCAACCAAATTTTGAGTGAGGTTACTGCATCGATTGAGGCAGAATAAATCAAAGGAGAAATCAAAAGATAAAAGGATAAAAAAACGGGGGTATGAAAAAGCCCCCGGCTGTTAGCAGGATACCACTCACATGCTAACAAATGCGCCATAACGCACAACCGAGGGCAATACCTTTGGGCTGCGTTATGGCGCATCTGTATTTTCGCATGTGAGTGGTGCTGCAAAGATAACAACATTAAATATTTTATAAAATGAAAACTCCAATTTCTTATTATGGTGGGAAACAAACTATGCTAAAGCATATACTCCCACTCATTCCTAAACATCGGCTATATACCGAAGCTTTCTGCGGTGGAGCTGCTGTCTTGTTTGCTAAACGGCCCTCTGAAGCTGAGATCATAAATGATTTGAACATGAATCTCACAACCTTTTATTGGATGTGTCAAACTAGTTACCAAGAGCTAAAAGCTGAAATAACTAAGACTCTACATAGCCGGGATATTCATGCGCACGCAGCACATATCTTATGCTATCCTGACTACTTCAGCCAGGTGCAACGAGCATGGGTAGTATGGGCACTTTGCAAAATGTCTTTTGCCAGCATGCTAGATGGTACGTTTGGATATGATTTTGAGGGCGGAATGCCGAAAAAGCTAGCTAATGCGAAAGATGAATTTACTGAGCAATTAAGTCGGCGGCTTGAAAAGGTAACGATAGAGAGTAGAGATGCCCTAGACGTGATTACTTGCTATGACAGTCCTTCAGCTTTTCACTTTGTGGATCCACCTTATATTAATAGTGACTGCGGACATTACGAAGGAGTATTTAATGAGTACTGCATGGAACAGCTGCTCAAGCTCCTGGAACAAATTCAAGGAAAGTTTATGCTTACCATGTTCCCATACCAGCCAATTGAAAATTTTGCTAACAACAACGGATGGATCATCTACCGGATTGAACGAACGATATCCGCCTCTAAGACATCCCGGCGTAAACAAGAAGAATGGATGGTGTGTAATTATGAAGCTCCACATGGGCAACAAACATCGCTTTTTTGAACGATGTTTGTTGGACTGTTGGACAGTTGGACGGAAAATATCTGCTACAGCTTGATTGAATTAAATACTTTTATACCTTCTTGCTTCGTTTTATCGAGCACGTGAGCGTAGATAAAAGTCTCCCGGAGATCGGAGTGCCCTAAGATCTCTTTTAAGGTAGAAAAGTCCTTAGTCTTATCAAGAAAGATCGTAGCGAACGTGTGCCTTCCGGCTTTACATGATATCCGTTTCCCGATTTCTGCCATTTCGGCCAACCGGCGGAGATAGAAATTAATCTTCTGATCAGGAAGCAGGTTTGTAAAAAGCAAGCCGCGCGAACGTCCGCACTTCAATTTCTTAATAAGTGCCCTAGCTGGAGTAGAGATCGGTACCTGTATCGGTGCCGGCTTTGAATTGCGCAGCTTCAGGCGGTAGTAAGTTAAATTTGTTCTTCCTATTTGTTCAATCTGTATTGACCGGGCATCACTTATATGCAATGAGGTAAAGCACATGAAAAGGAATATCTCGAGGCTACTGCGCATGCCCGGCGTTAATGTACCTTCATTGTATAGCTTAACCATGCGCATGAGTTCTTCTTCAGTCAGATACTCCGGAGTGCTACACGTCTTTCTTGATATCCGTATTCGTTCAAACGGATTGTCTGACATATAGCCTTCGCGAATGGCCGCACGAACGTATTTCTTCAGCACAGCCAGGTTCTTGTTGATGGTAGAGTCTTTGTTGTTTAGCTTCTTTTTCAGATAACCTTTGTACTCATTAATAAAGTCTTCAGTAATCTCATCAAAGTAAAGATCAGTCCTATAGACCTTCAACTTATTGATAACATCTATATGTACATCTTTTGTAGTGGGCTCTATCTCATGCGGATGGTGGCGCATGTAATGGCTTACATACTCATAAAACGTCTTGTAGTCATCCGGACGATTGTATGCACGAAGAAACATCTCTTTCGATAGCGACTTATCCTTCAACCGATACTTCACCATAACGTTGTTGACTCTCGCACGAATGGTATCTATTATAAGATTCTTATCCTTATGTCGTTTATCGGCAATAGTGACCTTGCCGGACACTTTATCGAAGTTACTCTCAGATGCACTAACCTTACAAGGTATTTGCACTTTTTCCTTTTGCAGGTAAAAGGTTACATAGATAGGCCGTTCTCCGCTTTTCGCTATCCGACCATTGGTCTGAACTACTCTAATTACTGCCAT